ACACCCGTGCATTGCCGGACACACAAGCATTGCCGTACACCCTAGCGTCGCCGGACACCCACGCATTGCCGGACACCCACGCATTGTCGGACACCTGCGCATTGCCGTACACCCTAGCGTCGCCGGACACCCACGCATTGCCGGACACCTGCGCAGTGCCGAACACCCGTGCGTCGCCGAACACCCGTGCATTGCCGGACACCCGTGCATTGCCGGACACACAAGCATTGCCGTACACCCTAGCGTCGCCGGACACCCACGCATTGCCGGACACCCGTGCATTGCCGGACACCTGCGCATTGCCGGACACCTGCGCAGTGCCGTACACCAGCGCATCGCCGGACACCCACGCATTGCCGAATACCACCGCAGTGCCGTACACCAGCGCATCGCCGAATACCCTAGCGTCGCCGTACACCCGCGCATCGTCGGACACCCAAGCATTACCTTCTTGACTTAGGTTTTCTTCTTTTTCGATATATCCCCCAAGTTCTCCTTCTTTTGCATACTTGAACGTCTTCGTACATTTGATTTGGTACAACTTTGTCCCAAACTCGTTTACTACATAGTTTTTCGTTAGTTCAAATTTCTTTCCCATGATTTTTGTTTTTTAATTGTTTATTATTTCTTAAAATTGAATGAAAGTATATGCAAATTTAATCCTTCACATCTACAAACAAAAGTTTTAATATTTATTCTTCTCCGTTTCATGTTATTAAAATGGTGTTATTAGTTTATTACTTTATTTCTAAATCTCTGAGAATGTTTGTTGCACGCTCGTTTCCTTTTTCAGCCTCGCGCACAAGAACCTCGTAATGTGATAGCTTATTTCCGCCGTATATATGTGCAGAATGTAAAAGCATTAATAACTTCGAAAGACTGATTTTCTCCCCTTTATAAATGTATGTAGTCATATTATTACGCTTTATTCATTAGTTCTATAATACTATTTTTTAGGTGCGTTTCGCTCCAGCATTGGCACACAAAACATCCGCCAAAATCTCTCCCTTTATATTTCCTATCCTATCTCTTTAGGATTTAGCAATATCTTTATCATAACGCGCGCAAATATCGGCGCGTTCTTCATCTGATAAAGTTAATGTAAAACGTTCATTTTCCGGCTTATATGGGTTTTCCCATATTTGACCGGTTAGCTTTTCTAACTTTTTTAAAGCTTCATTAGATTCTCTTTTCCAGCGTTCAACGATACCTAGCGTATAAAGAAGGTATTTAAAGTATTGCTCATCTTCTGCCTGATTAAGCAAATTATATTCCTTTTCCGTAATACGCAAATAGTTAATTGCAGTTTCTTTGCTGCTGTTCTTAATATGGTAAAAACCATTTTCAACTGGATACATTGGCGCGCCGTAATGATTAGACAAATGAAGATCAACAAACATTTTAAACTGTGGAAAACGCCTTAGTATTTCTTCATGGCAGCAGCCACCAGCACACCAAACGAAACGCCCGTTTTTGAGTTGTTCGTAAATATTCGCCGTTATACTCCAATCGCATATATTATTTTTGCAATAATCATCCAAGGATATTTTAACCTCAATTTTAAAGGTTATCCCGGAGTTAACATATTTTTTTGATATTATATAAATAAGCTTATCAGTTGTTTTCATAATCTTTATGTTTTAAAATTATTTAATAATAATGTTAAATCTCTTTCGCTATAATCTACACCAAACGTTTCAACCTTACATTCTCCAAAATAATCAAAAACAAGCTCCTTTTTTTCTTCTGGTATATCATTTTCATCTATATATTGTTCGGCTGCCTTCATTCGTTCATTCAATTCCCTTTCACAAAAATAATCTTCGAAGTTCTCGAAACCTAAAATATATGATTCGGTTGACTCTATAATGTCGAAAACAATTTCACCAAATACAATGGCATTTTTACCAAACCAGGCCGTACCTTCATAAATAATAGATTCGGGGTGATTGTCTTCCATATATTTAATAAAAGCTTTTTCTACAAAAGTACCACCATAGTCAGTATATGCAAGATTTATATACTTTTCTCCATTAGGGCAAAGTTCTAAAACTCTTTCTTTTAATGAATCACTTGCATAACATTGCTTTTCTCCCCAAAGTGAAAAGCATTTTTTTTTAAAAGATGTAATTGTTTTCATAAAGTATCTCCTATTCTTAAAAGTTTGCAAATCGTTTATCAATTAGTGAAATATATAACAAAGTGTAAAAAGAACGGCTATAATACAAACCGTTATTATAGCGCTACCAAAAAAATCTTTGTCCTCCATGATTGTAATATTTAAAGTTATCCTACTATGTGTATTTCTCCGTTATAATAATATTCCATGCCGTTTAATTCGTAGATAGGAACATAATACGAGTGAAATTTATTTCCTGCATCGTAAAAACCTACAAAAGTAAATCTTTCACCGTTGTAGTTATCTAAAATGTCCATTTCTCTATATCCGAAAGGATTGTTTTTTCTTTCTTTTCCCATTGGAGTTTTATAAAGGTTATACAGCCATTTAAAGCCTTTTACACTTTGTTCGTCTGTAACCTCTATTACTCTATCACAACCGGGATAGAAGTTAGCAGCGTCGCTGTCACCGTTGTTAGCGCGTCTCTTTAAAAGAAGAATTTCTCTTTCTGTGATAACTCCTTTTTCTTCAATGCTTTTAATCAAATCAATCGTTTTCATAATTCTATATTTTAAAGGGTTTATATTTTAATATTCAAAAAAACAAGCTTAATATTTTCTCTTTATCTCCTTTCATTAACCACAAATTCGCGTTTTCTGTAGCCTTTTCAACATTTCTAAAACGCAAGCTTTCTGACGCTATATACAAACACAATGTTCGTATATCCATCTTTTCGGCTTCTTCTCGGGAAACTTTAGATAAAGTAACTCGCCCGGTCGCTTTGTCTGTCTTGCAAAACATGTTGTTCAATGTTTCTTTTTCCGTAATCGATTTCATATTATTGAATACTTAAAGTTTAAAAATCGTTTTATTTCTTCTATCTGTATTTTACAGGCTTTAGACTGTCAGCATATTAAATATGCAGGCTACATTAAAGCGGTTAAGTACTCCCGTATTCCTTAACCTTTCTTTTATTCAGAACCACCACCCAAACAGCGTAAAGGAAACGAAAAAGTTAAGCACATAGATATAACAAGTATATCTACACACATAATACCTAAATACTTCTTTATACATCGAAGAATAAAAGAAAATACGATGAATAACATTATAACATAACGCTTATGAATGTTGCTTATTTGAAAATGGTAGTAAATAGAACCTATAACCATCTTTATAGGTTTGCCAGTATGGAAGTAAATGAAAGAACTACTTTAGAACCTTAAGAGAATCTTTATCTCTTTGTTTCTGATACAAATATAGGTGTTATATTCGGAATAGCCAAATAACAACACAGAAAAAGACATATATATAACGTCTATTAACAACAAAAGAACGTATTAAAGGTTTGTTAACTGTAAACACAAACAAAATCGAAGATTTTACACTATAGTGTTTATATGAATATACAATGTAATATATTACGTAACGTAGTGAAGTATATATATTACTTGGATATTTATATATAACACGATATAATATTAATATATATAATATAATAATAAAGAAAACTAAAAAAAATAGTTCTTAAAACTAAAAGAAGTAGTTTATAAACTAAAGGATATAGTTACAAAAAGAAAGAAGAAAGAAATATGTAGGGGATGATAGAATAAAAGAAGCAAGAAAGTAACAATAAAGATAGATCAAGGGAATATCAAAAGAGAAATGGAAAGAATGAAAGATAAGGCAAAAAAGAAAAAGCAAATGAAGAAAGTAACGGAATGGAGAATGAAGAGAAAGAAAGAGGCAAAGAAAAAAAAGAGAGGAGCGGGTATAGTTTAGGCGGGCCCGCGGCCTTCCTCGCAATAATGCCCTCTAAATAATAAAAAAAAACTGCCTCAAAAGCGTAAATATTGCTTTTCTGTGTGTTTTAGGCTCCATGTTTAAGCCGCCAGAACACGAAACGAACGAATAAGACGCGTTTTAAGGCTAAATTAGACGATATTTTATATCAATGCATACAAGTGTACAATTTTAGTATAAAAGTCCCTATTTAGCCAATGTATTAGCTTCATCGTTGATATTTTGCTCTCTTTTGTTGCTGGCTATCCTCGTGGCACTCGCCCCCTCCCGTCTTTCGGGATAACGGTTCAGTCTACCATTTCTCAATTTTTTTTTATTTTTGTTTTTTTATTTTTCTGAAAATCAGCTTTTAATTCATATTTTATGTATTCTATGTTTTTATTTTCTCTTTATTTCTTTTGTGTTTCCCGATTCCTGTCTATATTTTCATTTGATTTGTCCATAGGGCGTTTTTCTAATAGTGCACTGTTTCGGCTTGACTGGGGCTACTGCACTTTAAAAGAGTAGAGGGTTTCGTTTTTCGCGTTATCCTCTTTTTTTCTTTTTAAATTTGCCGATTTAATCTTTTTCTCTATCTTTGCGCAGTAAACTTATCGTTTGCGTTTGAAATAAGCCTAATACATTGGTGTTTTAGAGACTTTCTGATGTTTCGCGATAGTTTCCTTATTTTTCTTATTAGAATTAAAAATTAGCTATAATGCAGTATTAATTAACAAACATGTTTTTTTTTTATGAAAGAGTTAGATTTAAAATTTGAAGGTCGTGGTGAAGTTAGCGGCTATTCTTTTGTTCAATTGTTCAAATCTCCTTTTGGTTATATCTACGAAAAGACGCATTCGGAGAGTGGTGTTGTGAGTTACGAGGTTTTTCGTCGCATGGAGAATGTTCGTTTTGATTGTGTCTGTTATCCTCGCAGTAAGTCGTTTGGTGTATGGGCTTTTGAGTTTGGTGATTTGAATCGTGCCAAGCGGCGTTTTGAAGAGATAAATATTCATGGAGCATCTAAATTGTCCGAAGAGGAGGTTGTGGATGATGATTTTTAATTTTTCTTTTAAGGATCTATTGTATTTCTCTAAATAGTTCTTACCTTTGTGTCATTGTTAGATTCTTCATCACCTTTCTTTCAATATATGCGGGCGGACATTGGATTTATTTCTGATGTCCGCTTCTTTTTTTTGTGTATGTGTGTTAAATTATAGTTAAATACTAAATTGCGTATTGCGAATTGCTAAATTAGTTTTATCTTTGCATCATAATCAAAACGATGAAAGGAATGGAATTTAATTTAGAAAAAGTTGGCGAAACTATAAACGCAAAAGAAACTATGAGTTCTTTGCAGATAGCAGAACTCACAGGTAAACAACATTCAAATGTGATGCGAGATATTCGCAATATCCTTGAACAATTGGAAGATAGACGACAATTCAATTTTGAATTATCATCAAGAACCCAACCTATGCCAAACGGTGGAAGTAAAGAAGTATCTTGTTACATTCTCACCAAAAAGGATTGCCTACTTCTCGCAAGCGGATATGATGCAAATCTACGGGCTAAAATCATCAATCGTTGGGAAGAATTGGAGATGGAGAAGCGTTCAAACGTAATTCAATTACCAGACTTTACAAATCCTGCTGAAGCTGCTATTGCTTGGGCTGAACAATATAAAGCGAAAGAGGCTGCTTTGCTTGAAGCAAAAGAGGCTAAAGATCACGTGAAACTTCTCGTTCATAATGGCAAGACATATACATCGAGTGAGATTGCCAAAGAACTTGGGATGAAGTCTGCGATAGCTTTAAATAAGCTGCTTGAAGAAAAACGTATTCAGTATAAGCAGAACGGCACATGGTTGATGTATTCCGAGTACTCTGAAAAAGGATATACCTCGGTAAAACAAATACAGCTTGACAACGGAACAATTCAATATGATAGACGTTGGACTGGTAAAGGAAGAGATTTTATTATTAACTTGTTAAAAACAAAGTAATTATGGAGAAAAAGATGTATGACATTAGTAGATTGGTAACTGTTCGTCACTATGCGGAGCTTCGCGGTGTTGTTCGCGAGACTGTGGCGCAATGGATTCGGAAAGATGCTGTTGATTCTGTTATGATAGACGGTGTTAGGTTTATAATCTTAAAGCCGGATGAATATGAAGAATCTGAGAAAGGATAAGAATATACGTCGTGCGCTGTTGTGTCAGCGATTGTTGTCTGCGGCCGCAGTCTTGCAATATTACGAAGCTTACTTTAGATTTGTCGATTGTGCTACTTTGGCTAAATTTGGTGGTGTTAGTTATTCTGAAGCTGAAGATCTTTCTAATTTTATGGGAGATGTTTATGGTTTTTACGTTGACCCGTATGATTATGTTTCCAGTGAGGATACGCTGTCGAATGAAGCAATATCATCTTATAAAGATCTTCAAGCAGTTTTAGATAAATATGATGATTCGGGCAAAAGGATTATATCTGGCACTGCAAAACAGCTTTTTTATACAAAGTTCTATATGCGTCCTAATTATATTTTCTTTATCAGGTATCTTCATCGCGTTCTTTTTTATGTGAATGATTCTCTGATTAATGGTGAAAAAGGAATTATAAAAGATTTAAAAGACGGTTGTGTATGTTTTTCTATTTTTGATGGTGCTTTAAAAAAAATGGATACCAAGCTTTTTAGAAAAGCATTAAATGATATTGATATAGTTTTCAATGAAAATATTAAAAAAGTAACAAAAAGAAAATTGAAATGGGAAAAAGTTTAGAAGAAATTGCAAGCAGAGAACTTTACCAAAGTTATGCAGTTGTTGTTAATGGAGAATTTGCATATCGGCAGAATGCCATGCTGAATATGTTTTATAAGGGAATTGAATATCAAAAAGAAAAATCCATCGAAATCCTTTCATCTGTATTAGACAATTGGGTTCTTGACGGTGATAGAGATGATATAATTGCAGAATTTGCAGAAATGTTGAATAACGAAAAAAGAAATATCTTATGAAAGAGAATGAAACCATTAATATTCCTCTTTGGCAGCTTAAAGAAATAGCTAATACGCTTCGGATGGTAGCAAATGCGCTTGATTGTCCAAAAAGAGAATCATGTTTGGATCGGAATGTAATGCGTTCATGGAATAATGTAGTTGATATAATAAACGGAAAAGAAAGCTCTCTGCATGAAAATATGGACTACTATATGAAAGTTGGTCAGATTCCTAATATTAACGAATAATAGATAAGAAATGAGTGAAAATAAGAAACCATGCCCCGAATTTCCATATCGCATATTTTAGGGCATGAATTCTTTAAGTATGGAGTACAGATTGTATGGCATCATGGGTATGTCAGTGTTGACTTGAAGGATATTATTGAATATTTTGATTTAAACTATAAAAAAATAGCATGATGAAGCAATTAAAAGATATAATTTTATCTGATAAAACGGACATAGATGTTTCTGAAAGGAAATATTTTTCCAATGTCTTTCTTGAAGGCATAACTCGTAAAGTTGAAATTTCTTTTGAAGTATATCTCGATAAAGATAATCCAGAAGAGAATGAAGAGATTTTAAGAAATGGAATATATGAAATTTTAAAAATAATAGTTGGACAATGAAAATCGTATTTAACAGAAAAAGTTTAATTTCCGGGCTTATAGTCGGAGGTGGTTATGCAGGAAGTAAGAAAATTCTTCCTATTTTGGGATGTGCTAAAATAACAATAAGGGGCAATGATTGCTGGATCATGTCTTATAATGGTAAAAATGCTATTAAAGCAAAATGCCCAGTAGAATCTTCGGAAAAAGATATTGTATTTTGCATTGATTCTATAGAATTGAGAAAATACATTTCTTTGATTAATGATGATTTAATTGAAATCAATATCGAAGAAGAAAGAACGGATCAAAATTTATATAAAGGCATTGCAGAGATTAAGGCAGAGAATGGTTCGATTAAATTTCCTCTTGAAGATGCTCGCGAATTTCCCGTATTAAAAATAGATACTAATACTGAATCTTTCCTTTTTGATGCAAATATGCTATTATATTGGATTGAAAAGAGCAAACCCTTTTTGTTGGAGGATGAATTTTTCCCAAACAAACAATGCGTGCATATCGTATTGTCCGAAGGTACTGCCAAAGTATACGCTTCTGAGGGACATAATATTTACTACGATACATATACAGATATTGATTATAAGGGAGAATGTACGCTTTCTATTGACAAGACTGCTTTTGATGGGTTAGAATCTGCTTTAAAATCAATTAAGGACAAGAATGTTAAAATAACAAATTCAGAAAACAATATGATGTTTGTTTGTGGAGATGTGATGGTTCTGATTCAAAAATTAGAGAAAAAAGCTCTTCCTCCATTTGACAGACTGATTAATCTTCCTGATAAGACATGTATCAATGTTGATAAGAAAGCATTAATTTCTGCCTTACGACGTATTTCTTTGCTTTCGGATAATATTAACAGCGTATGTGATGTAAGTGTTAGAGATAACAGCATTTATATCTATGCCGAAAACATTGACTATAATAAAAAAGCAGAAGAATTGATACCTTTTGACTCTGATGGAGAAGTAGTTCCAATAACTCAAAGATTTAGTATAAGCTATCTTTCTATGGTAGTAAATTCTATTATGTGTGATAAGGTGAGTTTATGTTTTACAGGAGAAAGTACTCCCATTAAAATAAAAAACACAGAATATGATTCTGAACTTGCCATGACATGCCCATTCCGTTAATATATGAACAAATTTAAAAGAGGAGGTTAAATTCTCCTCTCTTTTGCTCTTTTTGTTTGGTTATTGGCAATTAATCACTATATTTGCAGAGTAATTAAAAACATTGATTATTCACATATACATTTATTTAAAGATGGAAAATGAAATTCAGATTTTCGAAAATGTCGAATTCGGCAAGGTTAGAACAATGGTTATAAATGATGAACCATTGTTCGTTGGAAAAGATGTGGCTACTATTTTAGGATATGCTAATCCTAATGAAGCCATCCAAGATCACATTGATGACGATGACAAACTCAATAGCAAAACGCTATTTAGTTCCGCTCTTGATTTAGGACAACGTGGCGGTTGGCTAATCAACGAATCAGGCTTATACAGCCTAATCCTATCCAGCAAACTTCCAGCCGCCAAGAAATTCAAGCGCTGGGTAACAAGTGAAGTCCTTCCAAGTATCCGAAGAACAGGCTCTTTTTCTGTTCAGCCTAAATTCAACGTTCCTACTACATTTGCTGAAGCTTTGAGATTGGCTGCCGACCAACAAGAGAAAATAGAAGAACAGGCGAAACTCTTGGAAGAGCAGAAGCCAAAAGTAGAATTCTTCGATACTGTTGCCGACAGCAAGACTGCAATATCCATGAATGATGTATCTAAAGTTTTAGGTATTAAAGGAATGGGACGAAATAATCTCTTTGAGTTTTTAAGAAATGAAAAGATATTAATGTCGAATAATGTTCCTTTCCAAATCTATGTTGATCGCGGATATTTTAGAGTTATAGAGCAAAAATACATGAAAAATGGAGAGCCATGTATGAACATTAAGACGCTTGTTTACCAAAAAGGAGTTGATTTTATAAGTAAAACCATTAAAAACAAAAGAAAGTAATATGTACGAAAATTTAGTTAGAATTAGCACTTATGCAAAAATGTTGGATTTGTCTAAAGAGATGATCCGAGTGAGAATCTTAAAAGGTTTAGTTAAGACCGTCACTATAGATAAAACCATTTTTATAAAACTAACCGATGAAGAACTAAAAAACAAAAAGCCATGAAGTTATTTAAAAGTAAATCAAAAAGAGAGAACATCTTGAACTTGATTCGCGAATTTTTCAATTCCGAAGAATGTAATACAACATGCTTACATTACCGTCAAGGTACGTGTCCCTGTAAAATCATGAAAGATATTCATGGTGAGATAATTCATGTTGTTGTTTGATTCAAAACAAAATAGAAAGGAACTAATATGAAATTAATAAAAGAAGAAGATAAAGTAATCTGCAAGTTTTTTTTTAAAAAAATGTATCGGACGAAGGAGGTAAAAGCCTGGTTAGATTAATGCAGTTTGTTCTTATAAAACTATCAGAAGATGCTATTCGGATGAACGCTGCCGAAGTAGTTTTAAGTCAAATTATGGCTTTCGAAGGCGAGAAATACAATACACGCATGGCCATCCAATACTCTAAAGTCGTTGAAAAAACTTTGGAAGAACGTGCATACGAAATAGCTGACCGGATGCTTTCGTTAGGATCTGAAAACTGCGATCTTCGGGAAGAGTTGAAAAAGGCTATTTTAGCCGGATATAATTTGCATCATGAGGATTTCGATGACGAAGATTAATTCAAAAAAAAAGATAGAAATGAAGAAAAGAATAAGAAATAAAATGATGAATAATCCAGGAAGGTATAAACTACATCAGTATTTGAAATATGCTCGCCAATGGGTTATTTCATTAGCGTATAAAGGCCGTTATTATACAATTTTAGATAATGGGAAAGTAGTAATAATTTATTAATGATCGAATAGATATGAGTAAGAAAAAACATATTTTAGATTGGTGGGAAGAAAATACTCCCCAAAACGAAAAAGAATATGATGAAGGTTGTTTAATTGCTTTTGCTATAATTGGAATTATTTTTATTGCATTAGCTGCTGGATTTTTACTTATTGAAAAATAAATTTGGTATTGGAAGAAGAAGAGAAGGGCAATATAGTATACAACACTCCATTTGGTTTATATAGTTCGAAATTAGACACCTTCTTGTCGCAGAGTACAGAGATATACTTTATGATTTAAATCGCGATTTTGGGACGATATTAACGCAAATAGACGATGTTAAGTGGGTTAATGATTACGCGCTGTCTAAAGTCGTCATAGAACTAAAGAAAAGATTAGCTGAGGCGGAAGAAAAATTAAAGGAGAAAATGGAGAATAACAAATAAAGTGCTATCTTTGCAGTACTAACATTTTTTGAGGGGATAGGCGGCTTAATTACCCGACCGAAAGAGGTCTTACCATATCCCTCTTCCCCTCAATTTTCTGCATTAATAATAAACCAAAAAGAGTGGAAGGCATGGATTAGCTACCCTGTTGAAAAAGGTTCCCTGAATTTCCCTTTATCCACTCTTTTTTTTAAAAAAAAAATTCAGATGTAATATTATTAATTAATTAAAATTCGGGAATTATGTTAAAAGAACGAAATTACGATTCACATTCATTTTCAGTAGAATTGGCTTCTAAAATAGGATTAGTGGAAGCATTGGTATTAGGTCATTTGTATCATTGGTGCGTAGGAAATTCAGACAACGAAGACATGTTCAAAGATGGACATGTTTGGGTGTACATTACACGTAAAAGAATAAATGAACAATATCCATATCTAACAGAAGATAAAATAAGAGGAGCTTTAAATAGATTGGAGAAGAAAGGACTTATTCTTGTTTCTAATTACAATAAAATTAAAATCGATAAAACAAATTGGTATGCGTTAACAAATGAAGCTTATGGTCTTTTTGGTACATCGCTGGGAAAAATAACCGACCGTTGGGGAAAATCCCCGTCTGATTGGGAAAACACCCAAGCAATACAATCTATAAAACAAAACTATAAAGATAAATCTATAAATAAAGAAATTTATAAAGAAATTGTTGATTTCTGGAATGAGAATACCAAATCGTTTGCTAAAGTCCATGTTATTTCAGAGAAAATAAAGTCAGCCATTAATTCAAGAATCAGGGATGGATATTCGGTTGATGATATTAAAAAAGCTATATTGCTTTGCGAGTCGTTGCCTGATTTCTACAAGGGAGGAGATAGTGGGAAATTGTGGAAAGCTAGTTTCATATGGCTTATAAGTAATACAAAAGGCAATTTTGATTCCATACTATCAGGAGCGTTGCATAATTCTCCTTCTGCTAAAAGAGACTATGATATGATCATAAATTTGGGAGACAAGGCTTATAAAGAGGCGTACACTCCATCATGTGATGGTATATCACTGTTTTGGAATGATAATGTCAATGCCTATTGTACAACTAATAATCCTGAATGGGGAGTATATGATGGATATAAGCCCAATGAACGCCCTAATGGAGCAACAGTATACTGTCAAGGTGTTTATTATAGTTGGAATTTAGAAAAAAAAGAGTGGAGAAGAAAACTATTGAACCATGAATAACGAAGAAATAAAAAAGACCCTTGCTCTATTCAGAAATGATGGAGAATTATTTGAAATACGGCTTTTTAATCCACTAAACAAGAATGACATCTATTCAGGAGTGTTTAGAGACGCAAATAAAGCCGTAGAATCAATTCAAAGATTCGATGATAGGTATAATATCTATTTTACCTTTAACGAGCTAAAAAACGCTTTAGATGGCTTGCCTCAGTTTAACACTATGGTGAAAGGAGCACCTGCTATAAAGGACGCTGATATTCAAAAAAGACGTTGGGTGCTTATTGACTTTGATCCAATACGCGAAGGTGGCGTAAAGGATGTAGCAAGTACTGATGAAGAAAAAGAATATTCTCGCAAGACAGCAAATGCAGCCAGAACCTTTTTAAAAGCGAATGGGTTTAATTATCCAATCGTTTGTGAATCTGGTAATGGATACCATTTGATGTATAAGGTGGATTTGGATAATACCGATGAAAATACAAATATTATCAGGGATTTTTTGAAGTACTTATCTTCCAAGTTTACTGATGACCATGTTGATGTTGATGTGAAAGTATTTAATCCAGCGAGAATAACAAAGCTCTATGGCACGTATTCGAGAAAGGGAGGCAATACGTCTAATAGACCACATCGAATTAGCAAAATATTAGTCGTACCGCAAGAAATTAAAGAGAATAATATATCTTTATTCAAAAGACTCGCTGATTATATTCCGAAAATAGAACCAATAGTTCGATTTAATAACGGTAATAGGGAACAATTTGATATTGATAACTTTATCAGTAAGCATGGAATAAAAGTACATAAAGAGACATTGCTTGGTGATGGGACAAGAAAAATCATATTAGACGAATGCCCATTTGATCCTTCGCATAAACATCCAGATTCGGCTATTTTTGTATCTAAAGATGGCATAGGTTTTACTTGTTTTCATAATTCATGTAGCCAATATACTTGGAGGGATTTGCGCTTAAAATATGAGCCTAATGCTTACGATGTTACTCCAAGAAATAATATCCAATATGGGAATAATAACTATCCAATTCCTGCAAAAAAAGAAATAAAAATCAAGGAGGAAACGGAGGAGTTAGGCAAGAAATGGTTTAGCATGAAGGATATTAAAAAGATAAATCTGACAGAAATCATAAGTCTAAAAACAGGCTTCCATGTATTGGATAGGGCTATGGTTGGGTTAAATCTTGGAGAAGTATCTATTTTGTCTGGGAGTAATTCCAGTGGAAAATCATCATGGCTAAATACATTAATTCTAAATGTTGTAAATCAGGGATATAAGGCCGCATTATGGAGTGGGGAATTACGTCCAGATATTCTAAAAACTTGGATTCAAATGGTTGCCGCAGGCAGTAGGAATTTAGTTGAACGAATACCTGGCGCTGGAAAGTATGATGTTATGCCTGCTGCTGCCGAAAAAATAGATAATTGGCTTGATGGGAAGTTCTTTTTGTATAATAACGAGTATGGATCTAAGTTCGCGCAGCTTTTTAACGACATGAAAGAAATGGTTGATAATGGCGTAAAGCTTTTGATTCTTGATAACTTGTTTTCTCTTGATATTGATTTATTTGATGGAGATAAAAACAATAAGCAAAAAGAGCTAATTTTGAAAATATGCGAGTTTTCTAAAAAGAATCAAATCCATTTAATTCTTGTCTGCCATCCGCGTAAACAAGTTGAATTTCTAAGAAAGGATTCAATTAGTGGAACAGCCGATTTAACAAATGCTGTTGACAATGTATTTATAATCCATCGAGTTAATAATGACTTCATTAAACGTGGAGGAGAGTTTTTAGGGAAGGATAAGGTTGCCGGATATACTGGATTTGGGAACGTAATAGAAGTAGCTAAAAACCGAATGTATGGCGTAGTGGATTATTTGGTGGGAATGCACTATGATATACCAAGCCGAAGATTCAAAAATGAAGAAAATGAAGATATACATTATGGATGGGAAGAAGCACCTAAACCATACTCTTTTACATATCCTCAATCCGAATCATGGCATAATCAAGAACCGAGAGATATTAATCAAAATAAGGATAATGGACTGCCATTCGCAAGTGGAGATAAAAGTTGTCCTTTTTAAAAAGAAAATATTTGTATGGTAGTTATATATCAAGTTACACACATGGAAGTTAAAAAACGTATTTCCCTTTGCTGATATACTAAAAAAGACTATCTTTGAGTATGCAACGAGTAGAGCGACATATTGTTATAGGGAATAAGAATTTAGACAAGCTTTGCTTTTTATCTAAGAACTTATACAACTACGCAAACTATCTGATACGACAGGAGTTTACGCAGAACAATAAGTTGCTGTCTGAATACGAGTTGACTACGAAATTAGCCAAAGAGAAACAAGCGGATTATATTGCTTTACCTTCGCAGACAAGCCAACAAGTAATAAAGATACTCTTTAAGAATTGGAAGTCGTTTTTTAAGCTCTGCAAGAAGAAAGACAAATTAAAGGGTAGACCTAAAATGCCTAAGTACAAGCATAAAGAAAAAGGGAGGAATATATCTGTTTTTACTTCTCAACAATGCAAGCTGAAAGATGGATATATTCATTTCCCGAAGAAAGCTAGAATAGAACCATTAAGAACCAAAGTGGGCAACGTATGCCAAGTGAGGATTATACCTCAATGCAGTTGCCATATAATAGAAGTAGTATATGAAAAAGAGTGTATTAAAACCTCCGGATTAGAGCCGGACTCTTATTTAAGTATTGATTTAGGGTTGAACAATCTTGTAACTTCCTACGATTCACTCAATCATAAGAGTTTTATCGTAAATGGCAAAACGTTGAAGTCTATCAATCAATATTTCAATAAGAAGAAAGCTTACCTTATGAGTTTCATAGGAAGTAGAGGGATTAGCAATAGGATAGGGAAACTTACTTTAAAGAGAAATTGCAAAGTGAACGATTATCTTCATAAAACATCTCGATTTATTGTGGATTATTGCGTTGACAATCATATTGAAACAATCGTAATAGGGAACAATAAAGATTGGAAGCAAAATTGCAATATGGGGAAACGTAACAATCAAAACTTTGTAAGCATCCCGTTCGAGAAGCTAATATCACAAATCCAATACAAGGCGGAAGAAGTCGGAGTCAAGGTAGTTATTACCGAGGAAGGCTATACTTCCAAGATTGACCACTACGCAGGTGAGGAAATGTGCCACCATGACACTTATATGGGCAAGCGAATCAAAAGAGGTCTATTCCGTAGCAGTACAGGTAAAGTCCTGAACGCTGACCTTAACGGAGCGATAGGAATTTTAAGAAAAGTAGTTGGCGAAAGCTTTCAGCAAGTAGTCAATAGAGGCGAAGTGGTAACACCGTCGAGAATATACATGGTGTAGGCTCGTAAATAAATGCCATAAAACAACTTATTATGATTGATTTAGAACAATTTAAAAAAAACGCTATCGAAAGAGGTCTCTGTCAAGGATATACTGACAAATGGACTTCTGAAAAAAGCAATAGAGAATTATTTGAAATTGCTTGTGACGCTAATGGAGCAGAATTTATGGCTACTTCTGTTGCCGAGGGATGGGGAGTGTCTCCTGAATATTTTGCAAAGAAATTTAAAGCCTATGTAAATGGAAAATATATTTGCGAATATAAAAATGATAAAGGTCATGGATACACTGGGGCTATGTTGTGTGAATACAACGACGACAACTTTGAGGTTTCTACTACTCTTTTGTGTGTATTAGATAGTAATACAGACCTCAAAATAAAGCCCAATCATTTTTGCAAAATCTTTATTGCGGGTGATAGTAGGATAGACATAAGCATTGGAGCAAATAGCAGATGTTTTATCTATGTATATGGAGGCTCTCCTTTGATTACAGGAGACGTAATCAATAGCCGCGTTATAGTTGAACGAATAATGCCGGGCACTTATATACGTCCTAACACCAAGTAAACAGTTAAATAAACCAATATAGTTGCATTTTAGTTTACCGTTTACTATATTTGCACTGAATCAATAGAAATAAGCTATGTTACGAGCCTATAAATACAGATTACATCCTACAAAAGAACAGAAGATTTTCTTTGCGAAGTCTTTTGGGTGCGTGAGGTATGTATATAATTGGGCTTTGAACAAACGTATTGAAGCATATCAGACAGAAAATAGGCGGATAAATTCTATTGATCTGTGCAAAATGCTTACAGGCTTGAAAAAGGAAGAGGGAATGGAGTGGCTAAAAGAGGTGTCAAACGAATGCCTGCAACAGTCAATTCGCAATCTTGATTCCGCTTTTACGAGATTCTTTAGGGAAAAGAAAGGATTCCCTAAATTCAAGTCAAAGCATGATAATAGACAATCGTATAAAGCTATCAATTCAGTAGTGGTTGATTTAGACAGCAACAAGGTAAGACTCCCAAAGATAGGATGGGTAAAGTTTGCAGCTAACCGTGCATTTGAAGGGAGAATAACCTCAGTCGTAGTATCAAAAACTCCTACTGATAAATACTATATTAGCATATTGGTAGATGATGGTAAAGATTTTCCAGCTAAGGAAAACATAACGTATGACGGGGCTATTGGGATTGATGTAGGAATTAAAGACTTTGCAGTATGTTCCAATGGTGATGTGTATAAGAATCCAAAATACTTGGAGAAATCAACAGTCAAACTAAAACAACTGCAAAGACGTTTCAGTAAGGCCAAAAAAGGAGGGAATAGACGTGAAAGAATTAGAAAGCGGTTAGCAAGACAATATGAGAAAGTAACCAACCAACGGATAGACTATCTTCACAAGATTAGTACTAAACTCGTTCGTGAAAACCAAGCGATTATTATAGAGGATTTGAACGTCAAGGGTATGATGAAGAATCATCATTTAGCCCGTTCAATAGGTTCTGTTGGTTGGTCTACTTTCTTTTCTATGCTTGAATACAAGTGCAAATGGTATGGAAAGACTTTGATTCGCATCGGTAGATTTCAGCCTTCATCTAAAATGTGTGGATGTGGATATGTAAACCGGGGAATGAAACTATCTGACCGTACATGGACTTGCCCTAAGTGTGGAATAGTAAATGACAGAGATTTACTTGCAGCCCAGAACATTAAACGGTTCGGACTGCAAGAACAGAATTTATTAACAGAACCGGTGGCACACCGGGGTTTGGACGGTGAGAACCCAACTATGGACGAACGTGGCAAAAGTCACCTAAGAAGTAGTGGTTCAGTGAAACGTCAAAATAGACAAGTATAAACTTGGAGATAAGTGCCTGCCGAAAGACAATGAGTGACCCAGTTTTTTATATGCAAGAAATAGGGAAGCCGACAACGCAACCCGTTAAAAACTTAGAGGCGGATTTTCCCGGTATGAAGTATGTATCATGCAAAGGATTATCCACTAAGGGCAAACCAAGAATCTATTCAGAAGTATTCCCTGAAAGCAATGGAAGCAATTACTACATACCAGATACTCCAACGGTAGATGCTACAGATATTGAATTCGTGTTTGCATTTATAGGAGTCAATCGTCGTGATACTTTCGACAACTTTTATAATTATATTCTTGGAAAAAAAATATTGTATTGGGATACTATCAGAAAAAGACAAGCAGAGATTATTCTCTCTGATAAAGTAGAGCCATCTTCTGATTATCTGCATGGAAATTCCCCATATATTTTAGCAACATTTAAATTTACTAATATCAACGGTCTTACGACTATTAAAAACTAACAAGAAATGAAGAATTTTGAAGACGTAAAAAAACATTTTAAAGAAAATTATTATTCAAAAGATGTTGTATCAAAAGCTATTGGTTATTTGATAGCTCTTAATGTAATGAATGACGGAGACGGACTTATTTACAGATCAGGGGAATGTAATAGAACTTTTAAGGATTTCACAGACTGGTTTAATGGGAAAGAAAAATCTCAGGAGCTGTTAAGTCTTGAAAGAATAGGTAAAGCTGTTTCAAAGGAAATGGATTTCTTGAGTTCTGATGAATATAAAATTTCGGCTTTTACCTTAAATGCAAGAAATGTTAGTTATGCGATTAGCTTGCGTCGTATTTATGATGAAGTAACAAAAGCATGTAATGAAATTAAAGCGTTGTAATGCTCTTGCGTATATTATCATTATATTATTAGTGATAATAGCAATTGTACCGTATTTTAATAAACCATTAGAGAAGCCTACTACGGTTTTTCAAACAGATACGGTTTGGGTAGTAAAATACGATACTCTTGAATTAGTATCTCCAATATTTAAAGAAAAAAAGATTGTTGATACTATTTACATATACACCTCTGATTCTTCTAAAATAATACTTCCAATAGAACAGAAATATTATAAAGAAGATGGTAGATATGAAGCTTGGGTATCGGGATATAATCCTTCATTGGATAAAATAAACGTCTTTAATAAAACGGAATATAAGACCATAACAAATACGGAAACGAAAACCATATATCCCCCTAAAAAAACACAAGGGTATCTTTATGGACAAGTTTCTTACTTTGATCAGAACTATATACCAACTTTAAATGTTGCTATTACATTCCCAAGAGGATTTTATTTAAATGGTGGTATAGGAGTTTTTGGAAACAAGCCCGTATATAATATTGGCGCAGGATATAAAATCTGGTAACAGAAATCTTTAGTTTAAATTTTGTTCATAATTGTTTTGGGCGGTGAGACTTAGTTCTTGCCGCTTTTTTTATGACCAAATGTTAAAGTGTAGAAAATATAGCGTTTTTGTTTGATACATAAACGCATTCGTTATATATTTGCAGGGTCAAATCAAAAAAAATATGTAATATGAATTTAGAAAATCTTTTTAAAATTAAAAATGTCGCAGAGTATATGCGTTGTAGCCCCGCTTGGGTTTTGAAACTAATCAAAGCTGGAAAATTGGAATATGTTAGAATTGACGGAATGTATTTCGTTGTTCTAAGAGGTGAAGAGCTTGAAAGGTATAAAGAGTTCAGAAAAGAACTTGACGAATTGTTGAGCAAATAATAATAGTACTAATCATTAAAAATCAAAATTATGTCAGAAATTAAAGTATTTGAAAATTTAGAGTTCGGAAAGGTAAGAGTATCAGTCGTTGACGGTGAGCCTTTATTTTGTTTGGCTGATGTGGCGAAATCTCTCGGTTATTCAAATCCGGCAAAGGCTGTTATAGACCATTGCAAGGGGGTTACCGTTTTGGAAACCCCTACTCAAAGTGGTGTGCAACCTATAAAGTACGGAAAAGAAGGGGAAGTATATAGATTAACAATGAAATCTAAGCTTCCTAATGCGGAAAAGTTTCAAGATTGGGTATGCAACGAAGTATTACCTTCGATTCGCAAGCATGGCGCATATATGACAGATAATGTATTAGAACAAGCTATCTCTAATCCAGACTTTATGATTGGTCTGTTGCAAAATCTGAAAGAGGAACAAAAGAAAAGAATTGAGGCTGAGGCTAAGATTGAGCTTGATAAACCTAAAGTTCTGTTCAGTGAAGCGGTGACTACTTCCAAAACTTCTATCCTAATTGGAGATTTGGCTAAAATTATCAAGCAGAATGGAGTAGAAATGGGACAAAATAGGATGTTTTCTTGGTTAAGAGATAATGGTTATCTAATAAAAAGAAAAGGTTCTGATTTTAATATGCCAACTCAAAAAAGCATGGAGATGAAATTATTTGAGATTAAGGAAACAGCTATAACTCACAGTGATGGACATATTACTATAAATAAAACTCCAAAAGTGACTGGTGCTGGACAAGTGTTCTTTGTTAATAAGTTGTTGAGTCGCAATTAATAACCATACTCAGTTGTAAATACGACTTAAAAAAGTTATATTTGTGGCGAATTCATAATTTAAAATATAAAAATCATGGTAACAAGAGAAGATGAATCTTTGATAGACATGTTGCTTTATGCAAAAATATCGGAACTTCCCGATGAATACGATGGGAATAGAGTATGGGCGCAAGCTATTGTAAAACTGAAACGTAAATCAGGTTGTGAGGATTATGTTATAGCAGAACACGATTTCTTTTCATGGGAGGAAATAAATGTAAAGAAAGAATCTCCTAACAGAGGCATTCCACATAGTGTAGTAGCTATTTATCCCTATTTAAGCCTTAGTGCTTCTGACACTCCGGCTGTTGAAACCAAAGAGGATATTATTAACTTTATCAGCCAAAGAGAGCGCGTAGAACGAGATAGCCTAATCGGACTTGACAACGATACGCTGAAAAAACGTTTGTTGAATATCTGTATTAAAGAGAAAATTAGTAGGTTCAACGGAAGAAAAACTATTGCTGATTACATGTTAGGCGTAGAAGATCCTGAAAATCCTACAGAAAGCAAAGTCATAGATAAATCTGCTGCCTCCGAAGTTGATACTGAAACATTAGACGAATCACCCAAAAGAAGAGGACGCAAACCTAAAACTGAAAATGATGGAAACTAAAACTAAAGAAGAATTGAACAAAGAACTACGCGTTAAGATCGCAAAGCTGAAAGGGCTTTGCGATAACGCACATTATGGTGAGAAATTAATTAATGACATCTTATCAATAAAGGAACAATTATGTGTTGAACCTACATTGATACATGTGCCTTGTTCTGAAACCCAAAAGGAACTCGATTTTGAGAGTTTTAAACTGTACGAAACAAAATCTGGGATAATAGTAAGCGCAAATGGTTTTAGAATGTATGTAAGACCGTGGCTGCATTCCCTTTATGGACATTTGAAGTCTCTTATTGAACTGAAGGGGAATTATGACCTCTTAACCGAACAAGAAAAAGAGAATTATGATTTGCTGTTCTCTGGAACTTTCTCTATTATACTAAATCCTCTTATTTGCTTTACAAATGACGAATATTGGATTGATTTAGCTACATATATAACTAAAAAGCAAATAGAATTCTTCCAAAGCAAATTAGACGCTCCTATTCAAGAAGAAACCCCAATTGAAGACGAAGAGTTTAGAAAGAATATTTTGGCGGCAGAGAGATTTAAACAAGAAGTTTTAAAAGAAGGAGAAAATGAAAGAGGAGCATAACAGTAATTGTGTTCATGTAGTAGGTAGTGCAAAACCTATTGCATGGGAGAGTAGCTATGCTAAGCCGTTTGGGATGATAGAGTTCCCAGAAGATTTTGAAACAAAGAGCATAGATAAAGTTGCGCAGTTCAAATCAATTGCAAATTCTCTTGCATCTCTTTATGAAAGAAAAAACAGTGATTATGGCGATTCATTTGGCGAAACATTTAAAAAACTTGGGATTATATCCTCAATTACGCGAATGAGCGATAAAATGAATCGCATTATCTCTTTAACAACTAAAAAGAATCAAAAAGTTAATGACGAATCTATCGCGGATACATTAATGGACTTGGCTTCTTATTCAATAATGACATTAATAGAATTAGGCTATGGCAAAGAAAAAGGTACAGATAAAGGCGAGCACGAAGGTAACGGAGAATGGGAGAAAGTCACCAGTGAAGCCGCAACTAAGATCTAAAGCGCCTGGATTATTTACAGAGAAAATTGTATTCGTAGTCAATTCTAAAAAGAATAAGTCCTGATTACATAATATGTTATTTCTTTTAGAAATTATAATATAATAAAAAAAAGTTAGTTTTTTGTTCATGTTTGGATAATATATTATATTCTTTAAAAGGAATAACATATTTTATTTTGTCCCATAAAAAACAACGCCATAATATTTCATTTTATAAAAAATAGCGTTATATTTGCATATAATTTAATATAATATAGAATGAAAACAACAGTTACAATGAAGTCAAAAGACAGGGAATTATTTGGAGTTACAATTAGGCAAGATACTAAAAGTCAATTCTTATCTGTGACAGATCTGCAAGAAGCTTATACACGAGCAAGAATTGAGAAAGGATGGTCTGATAGAAGAATAGAACATATTTTATCGAATATTGGATCTGCTGAAAGAATTTATTATATACTTGAAAAACAAGGGTTTATAAAAACCGCATTTCCGGCTTTTATGGAAGAAGTAAAAGAAAGCTCTCTTGTAAAAGTTATGAAGAAATACGGAGCATATAAAACTTGTGGAGCAAGAGAAAATAAAAGCACCATGTGTAATCCTTATATTTGGGTATTATTGGCGTTAGAACTTAATCCGGAAATATATGCAACTGTAGTAATGTGGTTAACCGATAACTTGATCATCAATAGGATTGAGGCAGGAGATAGATATAACGAGTTATGTGTTGCTGCATCTGTTTTTAGTAATGTTGATTATAGAGTTATAGCAAAAGGGTTAAATTATATAGTATTTAATATACATGAAACGTTGTTGCGAAATAAAGCCACACAAGACCAATTAAAAGAATTAGATGATTTACAAAAATCTTTAGCTTTTGCTATAAATATGGGTTATATAAAATCATTTGAACATTTGGTGAATGAAATGAGATTATTATACTTAAAAAAATGGAATAATGGAAAAGTTAATAGTTAGAGCGACTATCTTTGGATTAGCTATTTATATGTTAATTGTATTTTGTTTTGCATGGAGTGGAGTATTAATAACATTTGATGGCTATGTTGTCTTATTAGATTATTGTTTGTATAGGCTTGCTTGTGACGAAGGTAAATATCATTGCAAGTATGCAAGAGCTATACCACTTAATCTTATGTTTACCGATACTATTACTTGTATTGACAAAACATTCAATATTATGCCTACAGCAGAGGTGTATTTGCTTATTGTATCAGCTACATCGGCTATTAGCATTATTGTTACGGTACATTTAGGTATTAATCATTTTAGAAAAGTTCGTCGGCTAAAGAATATCAAGCAACGATACGAAGAATTTAAACTCAAAAAGTAGTAAGGCTGCATGATTTGTATTGATGAAGAAATGGCTTCTAAAGTTGGTTTAGAAGCCGCAGCCGTCTACTATTATATGCGATTGATACTATGTACTAAAATGTATCAAGAATCGTTTAAAGGCTGCATGGTAAAACGAGAGAAATATACCGGATTTATTGCAATAGCAAAACTAAAAGAATTAATTCCCTTCCTTTCTACAAAGAAAATATACAATGCTGTTAATAGGCTCGTTGAATATGGATATATCAGGGAAGTGAATTATAAGTTACCTGGAATGAATACTACCAAGTGTTACCAGTATATAGAAAATAACTAATTAAAAACTTTAAAAACAACGAGTATCACATGGAAAGATTATCTAACAATCAAATCTTCCAATATAATGGGAGTCCTATCACTTTTCAAAAAGGAGATAGTGTAATGGTAAATGCAACACAAATGGCGAAGCCTTTCGGTAAAGAGCCTAAATTTTGGTTAATGAACCAATCTACAACAGATTATCTAAACGAATTATCCAAAGTAAGAAATCTAACTTTGACTGATTTAGTGCAAGTTACAAAAGGAGGTAATAATCCAGGTACTTGGATGCACGAAGACGTTGCAATGGAGTTTGCCCGTTGGTTAAGTCCTGCCTTCGCTATTTGGTGTAATGATCGTATCAAGGAATTACTCACCATCGGAATGACTGCTACGCAGCCCACTCTTGAACAAATGATTGATAATCCAGACTTGGTTATTCAGTTGGCTACACAATTAAAACGAGAAAGAGAAGAAAAGGAGAAACTTCGTATAGAAAATGAAAGTCAACAACATAAAATAGCGATAGACGCTCCTAAAGTTGAGTTCTATGACGAAGTAGTAGATAGCAAGGACGCATTGCCAATGGATCGCGTGGCGAAACTTCTCAATATAGGAATTGGAAGAAATAGATTATTTGCATTCCTACGAGAGAAAAAGGTATTAATGCCTAATAATACTCCTTATCAAAAATACGTTGAACTTGGCTGGTTAAGGTGCGTTGAGAGCAAGTTTAGCAAACCTAATGGAGATACTTGCATCAATATAAAAACTGTGGTATTGCAAAAGGGATTAGATGGGATTAGAAAGATGTTTAATAACAAAAAGTAAACTTATGAAAGAAAAAACAATTTTAAAGCTATCAGACTTACGAGATAAACTTGATGACATCCTTGAACAAATTAAGAAAGAATATTCAGAAAGTGGTAATAACGCAATGTCCCTGCTTGATAAATGCGATTTAGTTCCTGCAAGGGATTTTTTGGTGCTTCCAAGCGGACATTTTACAGACTGGTTAAGGGATAACAATTTTATAGAATCAATTACTGAAGATGAAGTACGTGCCGCTAATGTAGTTTGCAGGTCAGCCTACAAATCATGTAGTTCAATGGTGCAATACGAAGGATCTACCATGATGGTTCATCCTGCTTTGCTTTATGTTTATCAAAATGTTAAATGATATAAATAATACAAAGGAGTATATTGCTTGTGCTGCAATACATTATAATAACGGAATAAAATACCCATTTATGGAAGTTTATGGTGCCGAATCCGGATTTGTTCTTTGTGGATTTAGGCACCCATATATAATGTCTGTTTTGCCTACAAATGTGCATTATGAACAAGATGAAGATAAAAAAAACAATCTCTAAATGTTCAATGGGGCAAATCGACAAATATTCGTGAAGTCGTACAAGGCTTTATGACTTCCTATGGACGCTTTGTAGATCGGAAAGAAGCCAAACTATTGCTATAGCTTGCGGGCAATGCAAAGAAGAAGAAATATATTCTTCCGATTTATTTTCTGAAGACGTGTTTAAATACCAAAAATATTTTGCTAAGTAAAACTAAAACAACAATTATTATGTGTGAAATTAAAATTTTTGAGAACGCAGAGTTCGGAAAGGTTAGAGTTAATACAGTGAACAATGAACCAATGTTCTGTTTAAGTGATGTATGTAGGGTGCTGGATATTAAAAACCCAAGTGATGCAAAAACAAGACTAAGAAAAGAGGGGGTCGTTACTGCCGAGGTATCAACTCCTATTGTAAGTCAAGGTGTAGATACGGGGAAAAATAAAACTATGTCCATGACTTTTATCAATGAGCCTAATCTTTATAAACTAATCTTCCAAAGTAGGAAAGAGGAAGCGGAGAGATTTCAAGATTGGGTAACTTCGGAAGTCCTTCCGTCCATTAGAAAGAATGGAGGGTACATCTCTAATCAATCACAATTGACACCAGAGCAGATTATGGCGAATGCCCTTGTAGTTGCGCAGAAAATTATAGAAGAACAAAATAATCAAATGCTCCAAATGACACAGAAAATGTCAGTGCTTGAAAAGAAATCAGACTACCTTGATATTATTCTTCAAAGCAAAAAGACGGTTACAATATCTCAAATCGCGCAAGATTATGGCTTTAGCGCAAAAGCATTCAACAAGATATTGAAAGAGCTACATATTCAACATAAAATTAACGGGCAATGGATTCTGTATGCTTCATATTTAGGTGAGGGATACGTTCACAGTAAAACTGTAAGTATAACAAGAAGTGATGGTACGCCAGATACCGTTATGAACACAGAGTGGACGCAAAAAGGGCGTATCTTTTTGTATAATACATTGAAGGGAAACGGGTATTTACCATTAATCGAACAATAAAACATAAAAATTATGACTAATCTGAAAGAAGTAAAAGAAAACAATGTGAAACTTACAAATTCAAACAGAATCAATAAGATTAAGAGTGACATATACGATATTATAAAAGAAGAAGTAGATGCACTCTCTCCTATTAGGAAACTTGTATTTAGTACTATCTTTGGAAGAATCTTTGATATATTTAGCGCTGACTGTAACGAAGACGAATTGGCGGGAGCACTTAATACAATAGACAAGATGAATTCAGAATATGTTAATCCGAAAGATTATGTTACTTATGATGGCACAATGAAAATATTGTGCATGGGTAATAATCGAGCAGGATTCAAGAAATTGATGGATAAATATGGTATTAAGAATCAAAGTTTCAATAACCATAAGATTGGATTTAAGCGTTCTGATATTCTTGCTGTCAAAGATAAATTGAAAGAAGAACGTCAGAAGAAAAACTTGAAAAGGAGATAGAAACAAAACAAGGGGAAGAAAACTTCCCCTTGAAAAACAACTAATACCTGAAAATTAAAAACAAACTTACATGACAATTAACAAACAAAGTTCTCGTATATCATTTCAAGAAAATCAGTAGTTGATATTTGTTTTTCAGTTGTAATAGACATTCCCTGAAAATCGGTTAATACCTGCTCGATAGTATAGTTATCAGCTACATTTACATTCACTAAATCTTCATATTCTTTCTGCGTAAAAGTCTTTTGTTCTACCTCGACCTCTTCGTTCAGCTTCTTAGACTTAAAATCCGCTACATCTCTCCAATGTTTATTGTACATGTCCATAAATGCCTTATGCTTATCAAATTCTTCATCAGTTAAGATGTTTTTTAGCATTTCCTCTGTAAGAGAAGATAGGTCTTTGCATTGTTTTTGGATTTTCTCTTGAAGTTTACTTACTTCCTCTTTTTCTTTATCAAATCCCTCTGGCTTCAATCCTTCTGTAGCTTCTTTAACGGCATCCTCGAATTTTTTATAAAATCCATTGTAATATATGCGAGTCATCATAACTTTGGTCTTTAATTCGCGCGGAAGTTCTTTCCCTTGATGCGCGATCAATAAAGCCTTGATCAATGATGTCTTTTTAACTATCTCACTATTTTTTATTTTATCGAGTTTATTCTCGCTTTTTTTAGTTTCTGTATTTTCCATTACTCACACAATGTATTAATTGTTCCTTCACTCCATTTTTTAATTCCCGCAAGCAAAGCCTCAGTTGCCTCAACTTGTTTATCGGCATACGCTTCGTTTGTAATACGCACTACTGATTCATACATTCCCGCAGGTGCAGGTGCAGTTATTGTACCATCATTATTATTATAATGAAAAGTTCCGATTACGTTTTGTGAATCTTTTAATTGAACATTTCCACTAAATTCGAGAACCTTATTAGTTGCTACAACTAATATTGAACCTACTAATTTAAGATTTTCGCTATTTACTGCGGCATTAGTTCGCTTAACGCTAACCAATTCTCCATTTTCTACTGTTACTGTAACTGGTGTTGTCATCTTGATATTTTTAATATTTCGCTGCTAAGATACTGCTTTTTTCGTATATATCAAATTATTTTGCTCGGAATAAAATAGAACCTGACTTATAATCATCTCCTAAATATCTCGCTGTATAGTTTACATAGTTATTTTGAGAAGTCTGTACACGAGTAAATGATTGAGAGTTGAACGTATACGACTCTCCCTGTGACAGCATTTCTCCAATCGGGGCAGGCGATAAAGACTCACCCATACCACCGAGGAAAGCACCTACTGGCTCTGATTCAAGCATAACTGAGAATCGGGCTTTCTCCCATGCCCCCTTAATAGACGTAAATGTACATTCCAAATGATATTCATTCGCAAAGTCATTAACGACCTTATAACTAAAATTAAAGCTATTCGGTACAGGTTTAGCAATTGTTTTAACCATATATGCTGTTTCTAAATCACTTTGATTAAGAGAATATATAGTCGTATTTATGCTGCTATAAGATTGAACAGAAGCTTCGGCCGCAGAAGCAACCATATAAACATCCACTTTGCCATCTGGCCAAGCCGGAATATCTAAAACGACAGCATATTCTTGCTGCATCATTTCCATTACAGAACGATTTAGTGTCCTAAATCTTAATTCTCCGTTAGATTGATGTCTTACTACTAATCCGATGTATGATCTTCGTATCTCTCCTATTTCATTAATAGATATTTCCGCATTTTGTTTTAATAAAATAGAACATCTAAATTGAGTGCTTGGGGTTAGTCCTGGGTCTGGGTGCATACTGAAAATAGTAGGCGCATTATGATTATATCCAATCCAATCCGTAATCCTAAAAGGTTCAGAATCTCCTCCTGTTGGATATTCCCATCCCCATCGAGCCATTGGTTGACCAATTGGCGGTAATGCAGATGAACTTCCAGTCGCAGGAAGAACTATTCCGCAATTCCCATTTGCAGCTTTCCACCAATTAGGATAATCATCTGTGAAAGGTTGAGGGTATCTAACAGGCTTATATTTACTAAGAACATTTATTCTGTCTTTAGCAGCCGCACCAGTTATATATCCAAGATTGTAATCACCACTTGGCGAAGATATTCCTAATATTTGATATGGATCTTCGAGGCCTATTGGAGCTATGATTTTCCCATTTGATATACTCATAGCACCTCCTCCACATTACAACAGATTCCACCTGTAACTAAAACAATGCCACTATAACAGAAGGTTTGTATCTTTAAATCACCTTCTATTATAATGGCATCGTTCGTGTCGAAGCTGTCTAAAAAATCTTTAGAACAACCGCAAAATAATTCACTTTTTGTTTGGTCATCTAAATTATTTTTATACTCTCTCTCTCTCTCTCTCTCTCTGTTAATCAATGATTTAGCAATGAGATTCCCTTTGATTATTAAGCTAACTTTCTTCATTTTGGATATATTAAGGTTCTGTATTTGGGTCTACAAAATAAAATGCAGCAAATATTTCATTATAGGTAGTTCCGGTTCCCATAGGCAATGGATTGAATGTAATGCTAACGCTATTAGAACCCCATGCTATGACTCCATTTGCTCCATAATTAGTAATGCGAGGTCTTGTAGCCGTGCTTTGTCCAGGAAATTTATAATAAAATATTTCAAGAGCTCCTTGCATTTTTACAAATTCGCTCCCTATTAAGATAGATCCCTGTGCGATAGTACCTCCTCGATTATCTCCCGTAGCTGACTTCCACTCAGAGTAAGTTATACCTCCAATTTCATTCCAAAGATCATATCCAGCACCATTTGGACGTATGGCCATTAAGTTTCCTGTCATTTTACAATCTTCTGGAATATATTCATTTCTATAGTTAGAGTCTTCTGAAATACGTACTGCCCATCTTGTTCTTGGTTTAGGATTACTTATTTTAATTCCGGACTTGAGAGGATTATAAGTTTTACCTGCATATATAGTTAATGGATACAGTTGATAATTATTAGCTGAATTGGTTATTTCTATAAATTCTTCAGTCTTATCAGGATGATTCCTTGGGATAACCACAGCAAAAATGCTCACATTCCAACTTGCAATATCCATGGGGAAAAAATAGTCATAAGCTTTTTGATTGACATTCAATGAATCTCCAAGATAAAGTCTGACTTTGTTGTTTTGCCATCCATATTTATAAGTTCTAAAAACTCTTGTTGAACTGCCTTTAGTACATACAAGTATTAAAGCATTATCCCATAATATTCCAGAATCGGCGGGAGTAGCCAATTTTTGCCATAATCCTCCTGAATCTATCGTAATAGGAATGTCATAACCGCAATTATCAAAGTCAATATTTGCTGGCAAAATACCTGCTACATCACATAAAGCAGCATAAGATTTATGATCATATCCATTAAAATCTAATGCCCTAAAATTACTTATTGGCATTCTATATGTATAATCAGCAGTATTAGGAGCTACGCCGGGCGTATAATAATAAACAGCGGCAAGAGAATCTTTATACTTTTGGCTTGTAAAAGAACATTCTACGGGATTGGAATCTTGTATCGGTTTGATATAGCTCCATTTGTTAATCTTACTACTACGGCATAGGTCTTCCAGCTTATAAGTTGTTTCGCCTAATACTGGCACTATATCGCTTTCTATCGAAACAGGCGCAGTAATCTTTCCGTTACTATTGCTCATTTCGACTTCTTTTTACTAACAGAACGTCTGGTTTTGAATCCTTCTACCTCGTTTGCTTCGGAAGTATTTCCATAATATAAAATCTTGCCTTCAACAATGAGATTGCCTTTTATAAAAAGATTTTCGTCTTTATCCTTCTTGAAGTAAACTCTATCAATACGTTCAATAAACTTTTTGTCTCTCCAATCCTTGTAAGCTCTAAATAGATTTTTCATATTCGTTATTTTTAAATTAGTAATTGTTTCAATGCAAATTTAATAAATTCCCTCTTAACCTCCAAAGGAGCATAGACTTATCTATACTCCCTTTTCAACTTATTAATCTCTTTCTTTAAACATTCATTCTCCTTTTTCAATTTCTTTATTTCATCTTCAATACTATTAGTCTTTTTATACAATTCCTTAATACCTAATGTATTTAACTGAGTCGCACCAGCAATCAAAGAAATAAAATCAGGACTTATATAATTGATATAGCCATAGCCATCGTCGTCTTTACCACATATAGCAGGCAATACCTTAGACACAGCTTGGTAGCTTAAACCAATATGTCTTTTATCATCTACCATTTTCCCAATTCGTGATTGAGCCGTGTCATTATAGATATAATCAAATACCAATCCCAAAGACAACAATTTTTTTGCATAATCTATCTGGCCAACTCTGTTTTTTAACCTTATATCTGAAGAAGTCTTCGCTGTTATACCACCAGTAGCTAAGATATTACCATTAACAGTAAAACTACCTATTAATATAGAAGAACTATTATAATACATTTTTAGATTTGCTCCGGAACCACCATAGAATCCTAATCCTATGTAATTACTTGGACCTGCTGATCCAGTATAAGCAAAGGATAATTCTCCACAATTACCACCAGCAGGAGTATACCCAAAATTAATGTAGCTCACATCTCCCATTCCGTAACATGTGATATATCTGGCATTATGGTCAATATCTCTATCTCCCAAAGCCAACTTTTCTGCTCTTAGTCTTTTATTATTGTAGGTTCTAACATATACAGTATCTGTCATGTGAATGCCACCTCCATAAGTTTGAGAATACCATCCTACAGCTCCACTTGTGCGTAGCCATCCGGTTGTGATAATATCACCGCTTACATTCAATTTATAATCTGAAGATATACCTCCAATTACAACCTTTCCTCCAGCATTACACATTATTATATTATTACTCGACTGATGCTGTAGATACAGGTGAGAGTTCCAATTGTTTATTTCTGATCCACAATTTCCAGAAACTCCACTATTGTTTACTTCTATACAGATATTTCTTGATTTAACTCCAGAACCAGCAAAAAATGTTTCCGCAGACCAATTGACACCAGCTTTATTACTGTTATAAGCAGTCCATACTAAGTATGGAGTTCCATACGAAGTGCCATTAGAATTTTGAGAGCTTATACTAAAATTAGGTGTTCCGTTTCTTGCAAAATGCAATGCGCACATAGGAAGTACATCACTACCTGCATAACCATTAATCCAAAGAGTGTCACTCCAACCACCTAATGATCCCATACCAGTCATAGCTACTCTAAGACCCATGCTCTGACTAAAATAAGTTTGAGGATTAGCTTGAGTTCCTCCTATATAGGCGGTAGGAAAATAAGCTGCGCTTCCACTAACATCCCCGGTTATTTTATTCTTAGAAGTTAAATTCGTAAACACAGCAGCACCATTTGTTCTAATACTCCAATAAGCTTCGGCAGCACCATTAGCTGAACATATATTTTGGCAATATACCCAACCAGAATTTCCCGAAGAACCTAAATACAGATTATGATTTAAAGAACAAACTCTTTGCCCATATATTATTGCACCAAAGATTTTACCAAATTGCCATGTCTCAGTACCTAAGAAAGAATTGCCTGAAGAAGATCCTGGCTCAAATGGAATTAGCCCAGGTTTTGCGGTTCTGATCCAGTCTGTATCAATATTTCCAACTTTACCCATTCCATAGTATCCATTCTTGTTTATAGCTCTGATATAGTTGTCGTCATGTCTATTCATAGAAGTCTTAGGAATACTTGTTACTTTTGACAATCCGGCTTCAGAAGTAATAATAGATATATTATATGGCTGATTAACATAATTACTCGGTACATTTTGTCCATTAAATACTTGATATACATAAACTTTAATATAATTCCAGTTATAAGAAGTATCTCCAAGTAATATACAACAACCACTTCCATCATAGGCAATTCTCACTGCTCCTTCAAAAGCTCCATTTAATTGATAGCTATAATTATAATATGACTGAGAACTTGAATAATTATAGAAACTAACTGTAATTTCTGAGCTACCTCTACCATTATATTCATAGAGCATTATCTTGTAGACACCCATAGTATTAGTCCAACTAACCGGCAATCGTATCTTCATAGTTCCAATTACTGAGCTACTTTGATTATCCATTATAGTGTCAGTTCCAAAATAATTTATTACGGCTCCAGTGCCTGCTGAATACTCTGTGGCTACTCTCGACATATTGAGTTTTCTACCAAGAATCCACGGAGCTTCAAACCAGGGTTCATTTTCTGTAGATACTAACTTAATGCCAGCCGGGGCACGATAGCTATCATAATCAGTGTATGCAAAAGCAACTTCTTGTGCGTGACTTTCTTTAAAACCTATTTTAGTCGGAGAACTAATAGAAGGCGAAGCAGGAATATTTGGCACATCTATTATTAAAGCTCCCCCCATAGTATCCCCTGTCTTAAGGACATATCTGGTGTCTGTTGAAGCCTGTGTAAGATACACATTACTATCAACTGAACCGTCGGCTTTGAGGAATTGAGAAGAAGTACCTCCTGCAACTTTTTCATATAAATTAGGTAAAGTAATAGTACCATCTACCGAATCGTATCTCTGTCCATTTAGAGAAATAGCCCCTGTATTGCCGCCACTTCCTCCGCCAATCACTGTTAATTTACCACCTTCTTTACTTAATGTATTGGTATCAATAGGAAGAGCGTCTAATATAGTCTGTGGAGATTTAGTCCCAGCGCCTAAAGCGGTAATACCGCCAGTCGCATAGAAGTTGACAATACCCCCCCCGTCTTTTTCAACGTATATCGCATTATTGGCTTCATCCACCTTTATACGATAACCATTACCTAATTCCAAGTAACTTGAAATTGATAATTTTTGAAATGGATAGCGAGGAACTACATAATTTATGGAAGTCCCAGATTTTACAATTTGAAATATTGATAATAAATCACCAACGTTTTCTGGACCAACAAAGAAGGATAAAGGGTCTGCATGAAGCTTACCATTATTATCCCACCATAAATTGCCATTAGCGAAATATCCTGTACCATCAAACCGGACAAGTCCTTTAGCCACATCCGCAGGCATATTCTGGGAAGTGTAATCATTACGGTCTTTCATTGAACCACCCCACCAAGACGCAATACCTCCGCCAATTTTGGAAGAATCATATATACCATTTGATCCACTCATTATTTTATAAGAGTTACCATCGGTATATCCTAATGCTAAGATAGAGGTTTGAACGACACCATTAGTAATTGTAGTCTCTTCCTTAAAAGCTTGTTTGAGATAATTCAAGGCAACAGCTTTTTGCAAAGCGTTGTCAGCCGTAGTCTTAATTTGATCTTGAATAAACTTATTGGCTTCATTTAAATACGAGATGTAATCTCCATATTTAGTGTTAAATACTGAATATTTATCATCAACTGCGGCTTTCTCAGTATTTGTAGTTATGCCATCTGCGATAGCTGCTCTAATCGTTGAAATCAAATCTGTTGCAGCAGTATTAAAGGCAATATTTGCATTATTCAGATTCGTCTTAGCTATTCCCGATAATAATGGATTATTGTACACCTTCGCGAAACTTTGGCTTACATCTTTCTGCGAAGTTTCGATATTATTGAGATATTTGGCTATTGCAGTAGCTTCACTTCTATCAATTACTCCGTCTTTAAAAGCTTGATCTGTAAAATTACGCAATCCGTCTACTTCTCCATCTAATCCATTTATATCTCGCTTGGCTTGATCGACATCTGCTTGTGCCGCCTTCGCTAATCTTTGTGCTTCTAAAGCCGCTTGATCATCAGTATATTTAGAAGCCTTTTCCCAATGGTTGATAGAAAAGGATGTTCCTGCTGCTTTAGCTGTTTTGCATCGAAGGACATCATTAGAATAAGTACTACCAAAAGTCGCATTCACCCAAAGATCCCCGACTTCATATGTTTCAGTGTCTAATGGTTGTCGTACAAAGATTTTCCGTTTACTATCGGCTGTATCTTGCGCTTTCTTGGCATCTGCTAAAGCTTTAGTAATATCACTGTCTGTAAGTACTTTCCATTCATATGTTGTACCTGTTAATTGAAATCTGTAGGCTTTCCCATTACTATCATAATACAAGTCTCCTAAATGGGTGTTCTTATCTTTTTCAGTAGTCCAGTTTACCGCAGGTTGATTTGTTAATGTTGGAACTGGATCATAGAACCAAGTTTCGATAGCTCCGTCTATTTGATCTTGTAAATCTTTTAAACTCCCATTGACTGTCGTTGCAAATTCATCTAAATTCTCTTTTGCGCCAGCTATAGCATCATTCTTGGTTTGTTCTAATGCGTCTTCTACTGTTTGCCCAGATCCAATAGTTGTCCCAACTTGCAATTTCCCCTTAATTTGCAAACCGTCCTTTTCACTATATTGCATGTAAGAGGTTTTATTTCGGTCTCCTACATACATTCGTCCATAAACATTAAAGAAGGCTTCGTTAGTTGTCTTGTCAACGCCATAAGAAACATATTCTTTGTTCACGTAGGAATAGTTATCAATGCCAGCGTATAAAGTAATACTTGGAGAATAAAAGTCTACAGCAGAGAATATAATAGCATTTTGGCGAGTTTTATCTGTCTTGTTACCTAATTGACAAATAACGTCCCCTGCTTTGGGTACATCACTGCTTACATCAGCATCCGTCTTAGATAAATCAATATAATCATCACCAATGGCCACAACCTTTCTCCAATAATAATGATTTGATACATTTTCATAAATACCCTCTTTGATGTTGAAGTCTTGCGATAGAGCTTGGTCATCTACCTTAAACCTGTTTTCAATTGGTGTATTATCTGCATCGTTCACGAAATAACAACGGTAATAAGTATCTCCTTCAACAACTTTATTACAGGTTATACTTCCGCCAGGAGTGATTATCTGTCTGCCTCCGATACTATTCGTATTGATTATTTCCAATGTCTCAAAATACGCTTTTGCACGTACTTTTAACATGTCTGTTTCGATGTAAGTTTTCCCATTTGCATCAACAGCGAAAATACCTCCGCTATTGCCTCCTTCGGTATAAGAACCAACTTTTAATCCGCGCAAAAAAGTAATGAAGTCTCTTGCGTAATCACTGGTGTCTTTTCTCAAAAAGTATTTCAATCCTTGTTTTAGGAAATCCACACTTCCGATAGAGTTCATTATATCTTGTTTTACTCCATCAATAGCAGTTTGAAGAGAGTTCTTGCCAATAGTCAGAGTGTCTGTTAACTGAATTGAAATTTCGGGCAATACATTTTCATCAACCTTAAGTGTATAGTTAGAAACATACAATTGATGGAACTGCCCATTATATTCTAAATCTATACGCGCATTCTCGTTTAACAGATTCCCAATGCTCGGATTCTCGGCTAAAAAAATACGACTCAATTTAATAGAGAAGGTAAACTTTTCTCTATTATTATTTGCCATATATTTAATGATAGCTTCTTCTAATTCCTTTTCAGCCTTCGTTATATAGGCTTGTGGCATATCAATGTTTAAAAAGACAAAGCTATCTCCGACACTTGGTTTTATATTATTACCTGCATTGGGCATTACAATACCAAATGTAGTATTATCTTTTTTGAGGGCAATCCATACTTCATTGGTCATTGTATTTTGCTGCTGTGGTTGCAGGTTGTTTACATTAACCTTTTGCGCATAATCGCCGGGAACAATGTCTCCTTTGCTATCTACTTGAACAGGATTTCTGAATACTTGTTTCCCCTCTTGCGTAATTTCTGTTACTCCAATTTGGAAATTACAAGCCCCACAAGCTCCACTTGTCATCGAGATAGTTGCATCGCTGCCGACTAAAGCTTGATCAAATAAGTTAAAACCAAAGTCTCCATCAAACTTATTCAGTTTAACATAAAAGTAAGAGTGAACATATTCACCAGTGTCTTTGTTTATTGAATCATCGTCGTTCTGATCAAAGGCGATTGCTTTAATCATATCCATTCTTACACCAGCTTTATTTAAGGCATTTTTAATGCTTGGCTTAATATAAGAAAAATCGACTATTTGCTCTTTGGGATTTGTCGGTAGATAAAGATTTTCAAAGGTATAATAATCACCTGTATCGGGATTAATATATTTATTATTTAAAGCATTATAAAAACGTTCTGCTCCATTTGTCTGTCTATATATTGGAGGCATTAATACTTGTGAAGGAGTAATCCATGTGCCTCCTGCTTCTTCTATCGCCTTTCTATCGTTGCTCGGATTCGGATAATAGAATTGAATATTATCTGAACTACCTGTACCAGTAACTCTATTGGTTATTTTATAATTAGCATTAGTTTTGCTTACAGACAAAAGTTCAAAATCTTTTCCGTATTTGAATGTATGCGTGATTGCATTATTCGTGAATCCAACATGAATTGTTGTTCCGACGAAGTAGAAAGGCAATTCAAAGATATTAAATATTTCCTGCAAAGCATTGCTAAAGAACATATTTTCTAAAGAAACTTGTTTTGCTTCGGAAGTAATACCTTCATCTATGACAATGCGATATGCTAAATTACTATATTCAAGAGAGAAGTTAAGCCTTGCTACAAACTCCTGAATGTCGCCATAAAAAAGAACTTTTGTGCTATTGCTTACATAACGATCTGTATTTCCGGCATCACCAGTAACTACATCATACACATACACATTATCCAATACGCTTCTGCCGGATAAGAATTCTAATTCATGTTTGTATCTAACATCATCGTTGCTCTTTGAGGAAGATGGCGTTTTTACAATGAAATATCGTTCCCCCTTGAAATCTACGTATTGTTTCCCACTCACCCATAGATCATCAAGGCAAGTCGGATACATTGCAGTAGCCGTTAAAGAACTGCTCCCCATTCGTTGAGCATTATAAGTATATTTGATTTTTAACGGATTTTCCGCATTAGGAAACGGAGTATCAGAAACTCCATCTACATAAGTGTATACTGTCAGTAAAATGTTATTGCTCATTTGCTTCTCTTTTATCTTTTAGTTCTTTTGTCTTACGTTTTATAATATCCTCAGAACGATTAATAAAAACTGCGACTGGACATTCTTTATCTGTTGGAGGATAAGAGCATCTTAAGTATTGAGCTATAGCCCTTGATTTTATTTCATCTTTAAGCTCTAATTCGTCTACTTTCCGCTCTAATTTAGACATCTTTTCTTCATATTCTATTTTTTCTTCTTTTGCATTAGTCTTTATTTCTTCGACTAACTCTCTAAGATTTTTTATTTCGAAAGAAACTTTTTCTGGCCTTGCTTTATATGCAGAAAGCGCGAACGTTAGCAATCCACCCCCTCCGATAATATAATTTAATATAGTTGTCCAGTCCATTTAAAAACGTTTTTTTATTTATAATACAAATATAGAAATTTGTTATGAACTGATAAAGAAAAGATTGAAAAAGTGAACTAAAAAGATACTTCGGAATATAAAATAAGCCAGAAAGCTCCCATTTGAGAGTTCCTGGCTGACTTTCGGCTTCTACATATTATATTTGTACTGCAAAGATAATCAATTCAAAACAATATCCAATCATATAATCAACTTTTTTTTTATCGCAAACCTACTTCCGTGAGTAGTTGACTAAACTTGCCTTCATAATACAATGGTTGTGTCTCTTTTGGATTGTTTGGCGAAACTTGATTTTCTCCGTAGGCAAGACCTTTAGCAGTTAGGTGATTGAAAACTTTCTGTCCTTTGCTTGAAGGACGAGTACACTTTTCCAAAAAGCCTTTTTCTATCATGGCCACATTGAATACCCTTGCGCTGATATTAAGTCCATTGCGCTTTAAAAGCTCAGTTGCCGATAAGAGAATATCCGTGGAATCTACATAATCAGGAGTTGGCAAATCTCTACTATCTCCCCATTTCTTGAATAATAAGAGTTTAGACTGCTTGTTCAGATTCAAAGAGTCGGAAACTGCATTAATCCACAAAACTACATCGGATGTAGAAGTAGAAGCGTTTGCTACTTTGTGGAACACTTTGCGATAAACTTCAAATACTGGGCGGACTTTTCTTGCAATGAAGAATTCCATGCAGGGAACGGTAAGAATATAATCTACCTTATTATGCCCTCCTCTCCCTGTTTTTTGCTCCTCATTTTTGGGGAGCAATTGATAATCAACTCCTTCAATAAATTGACTACTCCCTACTAATTCTCTAACAGCGTGATCTTTTCTTGGATATACCAGCATCCACACCTCTTCAAGATTGACGGGAAATTCATTATCGGACTTGCTGAGTTCTAAGACTTTTCGGAAATACAATTCGATTTCACTGCTTGAACTGCTTTTTGTTAAAATGCCTTTTTCGTTGGCTGACGCTGAAATTTGCAGGCTATCGCTTGCAGATTCAGAAAATTTAGTTACTTTTGCCATAGATTGTATGGTTTTAATCGCAAAGATAACAATTGAAGTGTTAATTGCAAAGTCTTTGCAGAAAAAAAGTAGCCATGTTCCTTATTGGGGCATGGCTATCTTCTTATTTGTAATGATTAAAATTACCTTCTACGCGAACTGCGGAGTATTTCTTCCCTTTCTGGCAATACCCAAGAAGGGCTATTGATTATATTAATAAACTCAGTATTATCATACTCATAAAAAGTAATATTATCTGTATCATTCAACAAAGGACTAATCATATCTTGATGCAGAATATATTCAGTTTTAGCTATATTATGTCTCCACTCTGGCTGTATAACAACACCTTTGTTGTTTAGCCACTCTTTTGTTAGTATTGCAAATTTCATAATTTTCTTATTAACTTTAAGGAAATATTTGTTTGTTCTCCGGAAAGCTCTTTGTGACATTCTTATCGTAGAGGACTTCTATCTCAATAGGTTTATTGATGACTGTTTGAGATACTATTCCCATATTATATACACGATCTTCTTTTAATATAGCAGGTATATCATAGACACCATCTTTATATATTGGAATAGGAGAGTCCCAATTACCTGTATTTTCATCATTAATTTTAGCTGGCATTAATGCTATTCCCCAAATTCTATCAGGATTATTATAAGCATCAATCCCAGTAATTTTTAATTTATAAGCCGATACTTCAATTGGATCACCAGTTGTAGCTTCTGGGTCTTTAGCTAATGCAATAGCACCATTAAATTTTTCAGTTGTGCTATCTACAACAATTTTATTTGTTGTAACTTTGCCAGTAGCAAAATCTGGATAATCAACGGCTTTATAGGCAAAATTATCAAAGTTCAATGCGAACACTGGATTTGGAGTACCATACTGCATAACATCTATCTCTTTCTGAATTTCTTCATCAGTGAGGATCTCACTATAAATAGCCATTTCAAATAGTGCCATAGAAAAAAACTCCTTAGCTACAAATGCTTTCGTATAAGAACTACCTATATAAAGTGAGTCATCAGCCTGTTTAGGCGTAGCCTTATAGCATAGCGCCAGATAATCACCATACTCAGAACCAAACATAGTAGTGCCTCTATTTTCAATAGTAGAAAAATAACCTAAATAATTCCTATTAGGAGTGTCGTATCTATTATTATCAAAAACTGTATTCCAACCAACATTAAACTTAATAGGAACATATTTAACTATAACAGTTCCTATCTTATATCCTACCTTATCAAGTTTCAGATAATCATCTATACCATCTGTAACTATTGCTCCTTCATATTCTGGAATTTGTTCAATAGTGACATCTCCATTTTGAAAAGTACTAAAACTATATATAGCGGATGATATTGATGTTATTACATTTATTGTTATCTCAGGGATGATGTTAATGCCGTGAGTTAAAGTAATTGTATGTGATATAGATGCGTTATCTCCATCATAATAAACAAATTCCGGAGGAGTTTCCCATTCTCCTGTAACATTGATTCTATAGGAAGGAATAACTGTTATACCTGTGGGAAGTTTATTTCCTGTAACCCAAAAGGATATTTTTCCTTCACCTTTTAATCTGGTTATTGAAGAATCTGTTATTATAATGTCTTCAGGGCTCTTAGAATTATTTAAATAATTTAAATAATTCATAGTATATTTACCATAACCACTGCCTAAGCTCCAACCGAAGTTATACGCGGTCAATATTTCACCTTTTATTCCCTTGATAGTATTCCTATCTTTATCAAAATTGCTCTTACCTTTAAAGTTCCAATAATCTACAAGGGACGGGTGAAAAGGATAAGTTTGCCCCCCCCTATTTACAAGTGTAGTATATTTAGGATACGATAATCCTATTCCAACTCCGATTTTCATGGCTCGTAAGAATAGTTTACCCCTGCAAATAATTTATACTTAGTTTTTAAATCTGCGGTTAAATGTATGCCTTGCAGAAGAATAACATTCCACTGATTACAAACTAAAGGAATATTAACGGATGTACTACTTGCTCTTGCCGCAGAACATTCAGCCTTAATATTAAAAACATCAGGTGCGGTATCATCTTTTTTTTGTGGAAATACATAAAATGGATTCCGATCAGATAAAGTAAAATGTTCGGGGCTTTCTGGAATCTCTAAAACTTGTTTTATTACGTCGTTATACATTTTCTTCCTCCTTAATGTTGTTAGGGTTGTTAATTATAGTTTCTTTTTCTATCTCTAAATTCTTCTCTAAATCTTTTTCTTTCTGTCTTCTTGCCTTTTCATCAGGAGAAGATACAGGACTTAATTCAATGCCGCTTTCCTCTGATAATAAGCCATTAGATTTTAAAGTAACCAACATTTGTGCAAAGTCTGTATCAGATTGAGGTCTCCATACTTTGAATTTGGCATTAATCTTAATATTGTTGAAGTCTGTAATAGCCGTTGGTTGAATGTCTTTTTTCACCAATTCCTTAGCTAATCCCTCCTTGAATAAGCGACACATTTTATCAGCTACATTCTGCCATTCAATAACACCTTGAAGAGCATTCTCTATATCCAATGATTGAGTAAGCATGATGGCAATACCAGAAATATCTCCTGACATTTTAATATCTTTTGGAAGAATAAATGTCGTTTTTGATCCTTTCTGTATTGTTTCCTCTAAGAGATTCAGCGTTTCAATAGTTCCTTCCGGAGTTGGTGGAGTAAGGAATTTAGCATCACTATTAGCATCATCACTTCTGTCATTCAAGATAACAGAACCAGCAATCTTTCTACCATCATTATCAAAACGCCCTTTGATGTATAATATACCCCATCCATGTCGTCTCTGAATCACTAAGAATATGTTATATAACACTTCATAGGCTTCAATTGAACTTTGAGCATCATCCCAAGCGACTTTACCTCTTTTAGTAATCAGAGGGATTTCGCTAAATCCATGTTCGTTCTTGAATATTAATTTCCAACCGTTTTCATCCGCACCACTTCCATCGTTCATGTGACGATACATGTATCTATCATCATAAGAATCAATATATTCTACGTCATCCTTTTTGTAATAAACGCTTTCTAATAGTCTATCACCGTTATCATCATTATGCGGGCAGAGAACATATCCATCCATGTAGGATAGCAATCGCGATTTAATCTCTCCCTTCCTATCGAAATAATATAGAAGTCCTGCATCTCCAACTGATTTTTGAGCATCAACCATTTTTGTCTTCATGCCATCTTGGTTTCTTAAATCCCAATACTGCTTAAATGTAATAAAGTCTTCGCTCTGTTTGGTTGTAGGGTTAGTTTCCATCAATGTGAAATTCAGAGGATTACCGCAAAGATGCAATACTTGCTTGTTCTTTATATTTTCTTGAAAAGAGATTGCCATCTTTTTGTATTCGATAGTAGCCCAGCCTCCACCTTGTTCCTTTGAAAGCTTCATTGTAATACTTGGCACGTTGTCATCAAATAAGACTTTATGGCAGTAGGGGTTTAATTCTTGAAGGTATTCATCTTGTGAAATAACCATTTTCTTCACCTTCGGAGTGTCTGCTTGTATAGTTTGATTCAAGTCTACGTTTTGAGGGTTATAGCGCGCATTTATCTGCAATCCTCTAAAGAAAGGCTTTTTCTGTAATAACAATTGCGGATTAGCAATCAAATGATCTATTTTTGTTCTGTCTTCTGCCATATTATTCTTTTTCGATCAAATTATATCTTTTCATTACTTGCTCTTTGCTATTTACATAGCACTCCCTGTTAGTATGCGGACAAATAAGATTAAATTTTGGTTCAACGACGATAACATTACTTTGCTCCGATTGATCATCAACAGAGAATTTATCATTCAGTTTGGTTCTAATTTCAGCCTCTAATTTAACAGCGTCTTTCGCAGACATATCGCCAGAAGCAACCAACTCCTCAATCTTATTTAAGAGAGAGATCATCTTGCTCTTGTTTTCCTCAAAAGAAAGATCCATATCTTCTTCTGTCGAAAATTCAACTTCTGCTTTCTTAGAAGGCTTAATATAATTGCTTTTTATATAATCTGTTAAAAAAACAATCTTTTTTGATTTCTTATATTTATTCACCTCCGCATCTATGGACTCTTTACCGAATAGCACTTTATATGCAATCTCTGCGTTTTCATAACTTTCGCAGAGAAACACATATGCAATATCCTGCATCGAGACATCATGTCCCAAGTTTTTAGCATCGGTAGTTATTTTTTTAAAGTCGTTGGTATCCATGTTACTTTTTTATATTGCAAAGTTAATAAAAATAATTGAATTACAATGAATTAAGCCCAAAAATCGTCTCTATATATATTGTCTTTGGGTATATATTGCTTCTCTCTTTCCTCAAGATCGACTGCTGTCTCGATAAGTTCATCGCCATATTGATATTCCAAAACAGGATACATTCGCATAGCACATGGGTCTAATAAGTCCATAGAACGTCCCTTTCCCAACATTTGATTCATCTCTTTCTTCGTGGCCAGTCTATGTTTCCCGCTTGCTTCTGTCTTGAACCGAACAACAGTACATTCTTCTACAAATTCAACGCCAATAGTGATTTCATCTTTCATCTTATTATGCGTATATCTTCTTTGTAAGACTTCTTCTTCCCAAGACAGATACCTATTATTAATAATGTATTTGAGTCGTAAATAACATTCGTCTTTTAAGCTTCTTGCGGAACGTCCATACATCCCTCTTGGCGCTTTAAAAGAAAGAAATGCAATTGCATCTGGAATATAATCAGAAAGGTAACGTCCGTTGATACCATCATATATTATATGGCAATCTGCTACATCCCACTTTGCTGCAAATAAAGAAAGCTTATCCGCATTCATTCGCGGCGTCGTTTTACCCAAGATTAGAGCATCCATTATATGAAATCCATCCCAAGCCAAAGCAACCATGTTATCCGTTCCAAAGTCTGCCAAGTCGCAAGTAATCCATCTGTCTCCATTTCTTTGAGGGTCATTCATAAATGTACTTCTTGCAACATGGGACGGTATAGGAGCATCTGATTCATCCTCTAAGTCAACATTCCAGTTACCTTCCAACAATTGTTGAGCCATTCTACCTCCTGATGCAGCAACAGAACCTACGTAGTCCATGTTGCCATCGAGAATGGCTTTATTCTCCGACATTCTACCTAAATAAAATGTAAAGGACTTTATGAAGTTCTCATAGGAAATAGTACCTCCTACTGCTTTTATTTTCTTGTCAATGTCTAACTTACATTTCTGGTATACTTCTTTTTTTGTATCCCCCCAAATAACATCATCTATGGTATCGCCTGCAATATAGAAATATCTAACTACACCATCTCGTTCAGGAATAATCTGCCCTTCTGGACTAATATACCAATCAAGGAATTTTCTAATCCAAGAATCTTTTTTCGGGTTCGTAGTGCCTCTAAACTTACCCGTCCAAGAACCTTTACCTCTATTTCTGGTCAGAAGATATTTGAAGGTAGAGAATTGATAAGAGGTCAACTCGTCCATATATATAAGATCAAACTGCGCACCTTTCCATTGCTCCGTTATCTTTTTGATGTTTTCATCATTGATTTGACGCATTTCAACAAAAGACCCCGATGGGAATGTTACTCTTGGAGGATTTGTTTTTCTAACTTGCGCTCCATTACCGAATGCTGATTCAAAATCATCTACAAGTCCGCCACCCATGTTCAACTCACCAAATGTTCTACGAGTAAAACATGCACGAAAAGAAGGGTCTAAACTTGGCTCTGCGACTGATAAGATGGCAGCAAAGCTTTTCCCGCAGTTTAACGTGCCGCCCCCGAACACTACATCCACGTTCGAGCACACAAACTTTTCTTGAAAGCCTGATTGTGGCTTAATTATTTTGGTCTTTGATTCTTTATCTTTGTCTGTTGTTTCCATATACATGCAAAAATACTATAGAAATTTGCGAATATTTTGGACTAATGAATAAATATTATCACCAGTGATAAGATTTAGCCCTATATTTATCTGTATTGTTGAATATATAGCTTTAATTTGTATGCAAATTAAAATATCACGAAGTATGAAATTTACCAAACAGCAAGCCTTTGAAAACCTCAAAGGTGCTCTGACAGAAGGTGGGAAAACCCTACGTTTAACAGAGAGAAGTATTAATGAGATGTTAGAAACCCTAACCCCATTATTAGCAACAGAAGAAACCGAATTGACTGATTTTATGTCAAAAGCATTGCCGTTATTCAAAACCGCAAATGGCAACATGGAAAAAGATTATTCGGATTTCGTGCAGTCTTACAAGTCTCAAACTACATCACCTGCCACACAGCAGACTACACAGAAACCTGCGGAAGGAACAAGCGAACTTGAAAAAAGACTCGCACAGTTGGAACAGGAATTGCAAGCTGAAAAGAGAGAGAAAGTTATTTCTCAGAAGAAACAAGATTTGAAAGGCAAATTAAAAACTAAAGGCGTTAAAAACGATTCATGGATTAATGATTTCATTCAAGAGATTAATATCACAGAAGAATTCGACGTAGACGCAAAACTTGACTCTTATGTGAAAATTTACAATCAATCTCAGGCTAATTTCACGACTTCAATGTCCCCACAATCTTTGGAAACCCCAAGTGCAGCCGCAACCGATACGTGGGCTGATATTAAGAAAATGAGAGAACGTAAAAAAGAAGTTTAAAATTAAAAAAAAGAGAAAATATGTATTCTACCGATGCAGGTGTCTTTTTAGGAAAGACTCTTCTTCAACGAAGAGGTGAAATTGGTGGCGCAAGATACGTTTTTGTTAAGCTGCAAGGCAACAAGAATGAACTTGTATTCCCTACTTTCGGATGTAAAATTATGAATCCGTTTAAGGGAACAGCCAAAATGTATGCAGGCGATTTGATTGAATATCGCTATAACGACGGTGAAAAGGGTGCTACAGGTTATATTTTGAAGACCTATGTTGTCGCTAAAAATACAACCAATGGTACTGATACCGAAATTTATATAGTAAGAGATGGTTATAAGCACATTCCTTTTGTTGGTGACATTATTATGAAAGCCCCCGCCACTCTTGATGGTACTGGTACTGCTGTAACTGTAACAAAAGTTGAGGCAACAGTTGATACACAAAAAGATGTATGGAAACTTACTCTTTCTGCAACGTTGACTACGTTAAAGGCAGGTGATGTCCTTGTTGAAGCTGCCGAAGTCGGAGAAAGCAAAAAACCTATGGTTACAAATCCGAATGCAATGTGTCCTGCGGATTACGATTTTCTTTATGAACCTCCTACAGGCGACTCAGACTTTGACGGAGCGAGATATTTTATGACTCCCGTGCTTCATGGTATTGCTTATATTGACCGAATGTCTCCAATGCCTAAAACAGTACTTGCCGCGAGAAATAAATCATTAGTAACCGGATGGTTTGAACTTTAAAAGAAAGGAAATAGAAAATGCCAAAGTTTGATTTTAATAATAATAGATATGCTCGTTTGTGGACTGATTCCGATGTGCGTTTTTTGCGCTCTTTGATTGACGAATCGGATTTGCTTCGCACGAATTACGGATGGTGGAAAACCCAATTTACGAAAGCCAGCAATGCTACCCCTGTAGCGGCTGATGGTACTGCAACCTTTACAGTACAGGCTAAAGACAGAACCGCAACTCCAATGATGGATATGCGTGCGCCTCTTGGCGATTCTGTACCTTTGGATTACAAGGGAATTTCTTGGTATTCTGCTACTATACCTGATTTTATTGCTCCTGGTATTGTAGAAACTGCTCCGCAGCGTGAATACAAAGAACGTCTTTTTGCTCAATTCGGGAATGACGCTTTCTTGATTAGCGAGTGGATGGACGATGTTCAGATGCAGATCGACGCTGCTGACCAGACCTTAACTAATTTGGGCGCACAGCTTATTTCAAAAGGTCAGTGTTCTTATAATTTTGGACGTGGAATGAAGGGCGCTTTGCAGAAAGCAGAAATCCCAGCAGAAAACTTCAAGAAAGCAGGTGCTAAGGTTTGGACTGCTGCAGATTGTAATCTACTTAGTCAAATGCGTACTATTGAGGTTGACTTCCGCGATACAAAAGGTTATAATGGCCCAATGAAATGGCAGATTCCGTATAAGATGTATATGGATGTCGTTTTGAAAAACAAAGAAGTTCGCGAGCTGGTGAAACAATACTATACGCTAAATGATAAGGTTTTCTTGGACTCAATGCCTGTTACTGAGGAAATCTTCAACAGTGTTGTTTATGCTAGTTATCCCGATTTGTCTCCAATTGAGATTGTTGTTGAAAAACAAAAGGACATCAGTTGGGATAATATGACTGGTAAGTTTGTTAATGGATGGGATTCGAAAGCTGCTGTTCTACGCCCTGCGGGATTTGCTGGGGAAATTCAGTATACTGATATTTTGGACGTAGTAATGTTTGAAAAATACGGTAATAATTCCATTACTAAATCATTCGCTCAGATGGAAGGTGGTATTTATACATTGGTAAATACAACTGTACCTAATGGAATGTATAAAGAATGGCATACCGATTTGATCATGTCGGCCGTTCCGTCATTGAACGAGTTCCCATATCACGTTATTGTTGATACTACATCTGCAAACTCATGACGCAATTTGATGTTATAGAATATCTTTCTGGTTTGACTGCCTTTGTCTTTGACAGGGCAGTCTTAACCCGTATCGCAATAGAAAGAGAAGTTATCGACGTTACAGATTATAAATCTTTGACAGAAAAACAAAAAGATCTTTGTCTTGCTGATTTATTGTTCGTGATTTATACAGCCCCTAATTATACTGCGAGTTCAACTCAGCAGCATGGCGCATTTACGAAAACGATTGGGAGCCAGCGTTATGATACAAAGAAAGAAGTCTATAATATTTTAATTGGGTTATATAAGAAATGGGACGATCCTAAATTATCAGAGCTATCAAACTTGGGTGTACAATGGATTAATGAATATGACTAATGATTATTGACAGAGACTTAATACAAGAATATCCTTTCAATGGTTCTTTCTATACATACGACATAGATATGACTAAGCCGTTGACGGAAAGAGTCGAAGAGGAAATCTTGGTATTAGAAACCAAATGTGATATACAAGAAGCAAAGAAAAGTGATAATACTATCATCTCAAATGCTTTTGAAGTATATTATCCTTTTGATAAAAAACAAGGCATTACGATAAAAAAAGGAATGCTATTCAGAGGGGAAATGTTTGGAATGTCAGTCGAAGGTCGAGTAATTGGTTTATTCCCAACTCAATTAGGAGGTGTTTCGGTTTACATAACAACTTATACACAGGAAGAATAATGAAGGTTTCTTCTAATTATGTACATCAATTAGCCATGAAACTGGCTTCCGATGGAGATAAGTTGATACATCAGGCTTTTGAAGAAGCGGATTATAGTAAAAACGAAACTCAAAACCTCCATGATAGTTACGGTAGCGCAGTCTTTTATAACGGAAAAATATATCCGCAAACAACAAGATTTTTAGATCGTTTAGCTACGGATAAGGGTGTAAAAGTTAATGGGCGTTACATAACAGGAAGACAGTCAATTGAGGAGTTTTTCTCTAAATATAATCCACCATCTAAAGGGATGCAATTAGTAGTTGCTGTTGCTTTGTTCTATGGGGGAATATTAGAGGCAGGCGAATCTCCTTTAAAAAGAAAATATAAAGTGATCTTTATGATTGGAGATGATATTTCATTATTGTCGTCGAAGATAAAAGGTTCAAAAGTAAAAACAATAGGCGATGGATAAAAATAAGTTAAACATATCAAATATAGAAGCTTACCTTGATTCCTTGTTGGGGAATAAGGTTTCAGCAAATGTTTTCTTTGATACATTGCCGCCAGTTATAAAAGACTCGTGGAAAGATTTACTTTTGGTTGATTGTTCTTATTTGATACGCGACTTTTCGGCTTATGGTTTTGGCACAATAGCAATTTGGTTATATGCCAAGCCAATGTCCTCTGGCGCAAAAAACGTTCCCGTACTCTCTAAAATGGAAACTACCTTGAATGAAATACTTTTTTCAAATGAAAATCCTGCTTATCAATTAATCAGGAGAGGTACGCGTTCAGGCTATGATTCCAATGCTAAATTACATTACAATATTGTAGAAATTCAAATTTTAACCGCTTAAATAATAAAAATTATGGCAACAACAGTTGTAAAAACATCCGCAAAATCGAAGAAGGTTTTTAACCCGAAATACATTTTTATTACTCCTTTTACAGACGAAACGACAAAAGGAACAAATGTATATCAATGTGAGGAAATTATCCGGGACTCAACCTCTATTACACAGGAGGAAAACACCGAGAACCCAGTAGAGAATGAATTGTCTTCTGCACCAATTATTAACAATATTCAAGCTGGACAGTATTCTGTAGCTACAGAAATTGCCGATTTGCAGCCCGACTTATTGAAAGATCTTTTAGGATTTACAGTAAGTACAGATAATAAAAAGGTATACGCCCCAAGTGGATATGTTACTAAATATGCTGAATTTGCTTTGGTATTTCAGGGTACAGATGGGAAATACATTGCATGTATTCTGCCTAAAGTTCAGATGAGCCCAACTGTAACAATTGACTCTTTAAGTACCTCTATTGGACGAATTGCATTAGCTGGTACAGGATCTTTGTTGGAGATGACCAACGATTCTGGCAAAGTTATGACTCCATTTATGATCGACTACGATTATGCTATTCCTACAACTGTGGGGGGGTAACGAGGGAATCGGTAACTCCGGCTAATTCCCTAAATATCCTGAACGGAGAAGACGCTATTTTATTGTCTCCTAAAACAAGAGCGAGAAAAAGTAATATCATCTAACTATATAGGGGGGGTGGGAGAATTAAACTCCTTCCCCCTATTTCATAAGTAATAACATGAAAGAAAATATAAAAAGAAAATCAATCAACGAACCTGTTTCTGATGAAGCAATGGAGCGTTTAGCACAAATCATGACAGATAGCCCAACTTTAGTTAAGTTGTCAAAAACAGAGTTCGCTATAAAGTCTTTGAAGCCTGCCGTAATGTGGATGATTGCAGAAGAAGCAGTTAAAATAAGTAAAGCAGAAAAAGCATCTTATAGTGATGTGTTAAAAGGATTAGCGTCTAATTTACCTTCTGTTTGTAGGATTATTACATTGGCTATTCTTAACAAGAAAGAAGATATTGAAGATGAAGTAACATATAAAAAAGTATACGAAACCCTTTTTTGGGAATGTGATGAAAAGGAATGGGGACAGTTGTTATTTGAAATACTGAATTTGATAAATGTGGATGTTTTTTTTTACATTATCAACTCGACTCAGATATTCAAGGAGATGGCTCTACAGAGGAAGACAAGGATGAACGAACAAAAATAATAGTCGCCAGAACAAGCTATGGACAGATGTTTGACTTTCTTAAAGCTTATCCTTCTGTGACCATAGACGAATACATGTGGAAAATGAGTATGGCTCAAATAGCTTTAGCGTCCCATGATTCAACGCAAGTTGTTTATTTACCTGAAAATAAAAGCGAGGACAATGTAACTGTAATCAATTCCGCAGAAGATTTATTAAGTGATTTAGGATTCCCATTATTTAAAGAACAATAAAAACGATGGCAGAAGGATATATTTTAGAGATACCAGAAAATGTATTAAAGCAACTGGATCAAACAGATAAGAAAATAGAGACATTAGCTAAAACGAGTGAGAACACTAAAAAGCTAATGAAGTCGTATTTTCAAGAAATGGCCGATGATCTTAACCCATTATTGCAACAATTAAAAACAGCTAATAAAGGCATTAAAGATTTGATGCCTAAACTTGATACATCTGGTACAGAAAAAGTAGCTAAGAGCGTGGCTAACGTGGCAGAGCAACTAAATAGAGTGTCCCAATCTCCCGTCGATGTTATCAATAAAAAAATAGAATCGCTTAAGAATTTATTAAATGATTCAACTTCGGCAGTATCTAAATTAGATTCTCAAATTGCCAATTTGAAGAATAAAGGAGGAGGATTTATTAGTGGTTCTACAATGAAAGAAGCCTCCGCAGGGAAATCACTTACTCCGCAAATTCAAGCCGAATTAGCAGTTTTAGAGCAAGAAAAAAGGAGCATTCTTGCTACAGCCGCTTCTTGGGAAAATTATAAAAAAACAATTGGCAATACTTCCATTGCATTAGACCAATTAAATTCTTCATTCAAAACAGGAAGTTCGGCTTTACAACAGCAACAGAAGATGATGGACGCTGCTTTTGAGAAAGCTTATAAAATGGCGCAAGCCGAAGAAAAGGCTGCGGCAGAAGCAGAAAAATTGGCTAAAGCACAAGAAAAACTCAATAGAGAACAAAATAGAAAATCAGATCAGCAAGCTGCACAGGCCATGCAAGCTTACAATAGAGCTATGGCTGCATCTGAGGGAACTATTACCCAACGTATTAATAAATTAGCAAAATTAAGAAGTGCCCAAGAACAGTTAAATGCTACAGGAAAGAATTATACGGTTCAATTACAGAAAATAACTGCTGAAACCCAAAGGCTAAATGCGATTAATGATGCTACAGCAAACAGCATGAATAATTTGAAGAAAAATCAAGGTCGTATACTCGATACTTCTGCACAATTGGAACGTAAATTAGGGCTTCTTTTCAGTGTAGCTGCTATTGAGGGATATATTGGCAAATTAGTGCAGGTTCGAGGGGAGTTTGAATTACAGAATCGCGCACTGCAAGCTATTCTTCAAAACAAAGATCAAGCTGACCAATTATTTAATCAAGTTGTTGAATTGGCTGTTAGGTCTCCTTATAGAGTTAAGGAATTGGTTACATATACAAAGCAATTAGCAGCATATCGTATTGAAACAGAAAAACTGTACGATACAACAAAAATGCTTGCTGATATATCAAGCGGTTTGGGCGTTGAAATGGATCGCTTGATTTTAGCCTTTGGTCAGGTTAAGGCAGCTAATTATCTACGAGGAACGGAATTAAGACAGTTTAGCGAAGCTGGTATTAATATATTAGGTGAATTGGCAACATATTTCACTGAGTTGGAAGGACGAATGGTATCTGTTGGAGAAGTCTTTGATATGGTATCTAATAGAATGGTTGCCTTTGAGGATGTCGAAGAAGTATTTAAGAGGATGACTTCTGCCGGAGGAATCTTCTATAATATGCAAGAAATACAAGCTGAAACTTTGCAAGGTCAAATCTCTAACCTCCAAGATAGCTTTGATATTATGTTTAACGAGATTGGAAAAGCTAATGACGGTGTTCTAAAAGACTTGGTTGCGATTGTTCGAGGCATTGTAGAGAGTTGGGAAGTTTTTGCAGTTTTATTAAAATCCGTAGCAACTGGGTTCGTTTTATATACTGGAAAAATAGTTTTAGCTACCATCGCTAATAAGGCTTTCGCGGCATCACAGGGAGAAATAATCGCCAATTCAGGAAGAGTTAACAAGGCTATCGGAGGAACAGTTACAGGACTTAAAAACTTATTATCTTTTGCAAAAGGCAATCCTTATTTACTTATAGCAACTGGCATTGCTACGGCAATATATGCAGCTACAGAATACAACAGTAAGGTTGAAGAAGCAAAAGCTAAATATGACATATTAACAAATTCTTTAGCAAGACAAAAGAATGAAATAGATTCTATCTCATCTAAAATTAAGGAATATAATGCGAAAATAAAAGAATCTGCTTCTGCAATGCAGCAGTTTAAAGAAGGGACTAAAGAATACACAGATGCTCAAAAAGAAAACAACGAATCTTCGGCAAAACGAAATGCCTTGTTAGAAGAATTGAGAATTAATCATCCTACAGTATATAATAGCATTATTACACAGAAAGATGGTACTGTAGATTTGACTAAAGCACAAGAGGAGTTTAATAAGAAGTTAGAACAAACTAATTATTTAAATTGGTTAGCAAAGAGGCAAGAATCTTGGTTTAGTACAGGAATGATTGAAAGGGCAGCAGAGTTATCGGAACTTCAAGCCGAATATAATAAACAAGCTAATAGTATGGGTAATATTTGGCTTGATGCAAATGGAAAACTCAATGTTTTTCTTCAAACAGCTAAAAATTTAGATCCTGATGTTCGACAGCAGATTGTTGCAATACAAAACAGTGCAGGAACGGCCGTTGAGAAATTAAAAGCATTAGATGTCCTCGGTAGAAAAACTGCTGCTACTGGTGGTGGAGGATTGAGAGAATTAATGCGTCCTTATTCTTCTGATTTCAATGATTACGACAAAGCTTTAAGCAAGTTAACTAAAACAAGAACTGAAATGTCAGAAGATATAAAGAAACTTGCTACGGATTTTAAGAAGACTTATAATATTGCTACAGAAGAGGGGAGAAAAGCGGCACAAGAAACTCTTAGGGATTATATTAATTCTTTAAATATAGCTGACGAGGAAACAAAAAAGTTCGTATCTCAGGAGTTTACAGTGAAGTTTGGAGTAGAAATAGCATCTAAACCTATTATAAATCAATATCAAGGAATGCAAGCTCGGTTAAAAAAATACGTAGAAGATCATAAGCTTGAACTTGATATTATAAAGCCCGATCAAGGAACTAAAGATTATTTTGATAAACTAAAAGCTGAACTGAAAGACTCACAATCTAATGTAGAAAAACTAAATGTAGCGACAGAGCAATTAAATGCTTCGATGACTAATGAAGAAGCTCTTAAATACAATAAAGAGAGAGTTAAGCAGCTTACTCAGATATTGACAGCATTTGGAGAAATGCCCAAATCAAATAAAGGAGAAAATGAAAGAAACAAAGTGTTGCAGCAGCAAATAGACCTTTTAAAAAAAGTTGGGCAGGAATACCAGAAAAATCTAAAATATTATAGTAAAGCCGAAGCTTTAGAGAAAACTCGCAAAGACTATACGGATTCTTTTAAAGAAGCTGGATTAGGGAATTTGATTACAACGATGAATTTTGATCCAAGCGGAATTATAGCAGGGTTAGAATCGCTTATGTCTTCTGTTTCTCCCAAAATGCGCTTGACACTTGAAAAAGCAATTGCTGACTTAAAAGGTGATGTAGAAATAGAAGTGAGAGCTAAAGATGTAGAAAGGACAAGAAAAGAAATAGAGGGGCTTTTTACTGGTTATGAATTAACTGTGGAATTAGGGAAGTTAGGTCTTGATAAAGATTTAATTAGCCAGTTATTTGGAATTGATACATTTACGCTTGATGATATTAAGGCAAAACTGAAATCTCTCTATCCTGATATAAAGGCATTGAGCGAGGAGCAATTAAAAGCATACAACGAAGCATCGGATAAAATAACTGCCGCAGAAAAATCATCTTTGCAAGAACGATTAAAGGATTATTCTCAATATCTGAAAAAATCCATGTCGGAGCGTATCAAGATTGAGCTTGAAGCGCAGAAGAAGATAGCAGAAATCCCTTCTGAATTTACAAAACCACAGAAGGAACAGATTAAAAAGGACATACAGAAAGAAACAAGGCAGAAGTTAGACAAACAATCTTTTGCTGAATTCAAAGAAAGCGATCTTTATATTACGATGTTTGAAGATCTTGATAGAGTATCTTCTTCCGTATTAGAGCAGATGAAAGCTAAATTGATTTCGCTGAAAGAATCTTTAAAGGATTTGTCCCCAACCGAATTAAAGGAGATAACTTCCCAAATGCAAAAGATTGATGAGCAAATAGAGAAGCGAAACCCATTTAAAGATCTACTGCCTAATATAAAAGAATATATTAGCTATTTAAAAGAAAAAAAGAATTTAGAAGCCGAATATACCGATGAATCTAAAACATTAGAACAGTATAAGCAACAGCAAGCATTAGCCGAAAATAATGTTCTTTCTGCTCAAAAGCAATATGATGTTGCGGTAAAAAAATATGGCCTCAACTCTAAAGAAGCTAATTTAGCCAAACAAAATCTAAATATTGCGCAACAAGGGCTGAATGTGTCAAACGATAACGTTAAGGCACAAGAAAAAGTAGTAAGAGCATTGTTGGATCAGATAAAATATGCAGAAACTTTAAAAGATAAATTAGCTGAGGCACTAAAGCTGATAGGGCAATATGCTTCTGATTTAAGTAGCACTGTTTCGGATGTCGCAACTTCCTTAGAAAATGTATTTGGAACAATGGGTTCTAAGGCGGCTGACTCAATCGGTTCTCTCCAAGAAATATTATCGGGTGTCGGAGATACAGCATCGGGTGTCGCGAGAGTCATGGCAAATCCTGCTGATATTGGCGGATACCTGCAAGGTATTACTGGTTTGGCAAAAACAATTGGAGCTTTCTTTAATATTGGTGATAAAAAGAAGGAACGTCAAATACAGAGGGAAATAAAAAAGATTGAAAATCTGGATAAGGCATACAAAAAGCTTGAAAAATCAATAGAAGCAGCTTATTCTGTAGACACATTTCAAGAATCAAATAGGCTTGCCCAAGAAAACGTAAAAGCCCAAATAAAGGCATACGAACAGATGATAGCTGCCGAAGATGCGAAAAAGAAAACCGACAAGAAGCGAATAAAGGAATGGCAAGGAGAAATTGAAAAGTTGCACGATTTGCAACTGCAATTAAAAGAAGAAGCTTTAGCGGAAATGGGAGGATTCGGAACAGAAGAAAACTTTAAATCTGCCGCACAAGAATTTGCTAATGCTTGGTATGAAGCCTTCAAAGAAACAGGGGATGGAATGAAAGGGTTGGAAACTACATTCCAAGACTTTATGGATAATGTTGTTAAAAAGCAATTGTTGTTTAGAGGAACTGAGACCATATTAAAACCCCTATTGGGAATGATTGACGAAGCAGTTAAAGATAGCATCTTAACTAAGGATGAACTTTCTGGAATCATGGATAAATTTAATACGGATACCAAAGGAGCTTTAGACGCATTGTATAAATCCATCGTAGAAAACTTAGGTGTTTTGCCAGGAGGCAACAATCAAGAGCTATCTGGTCTGAATGCGGGCATAAAAGGCATTACGGAAGAAACAGCGCAAGCTCTTGAAGCACTTTTAAACTCCATGCGATTCTTTGTAGCTGATTCAAACGTACAATTAAAAACGCTTTCTGCTATCGGTAGCTTTGATGTTGAGGCTAATCCATTATTAGGAGAATTAGTCGCACAAACAAGGGTATTAAGAGATATAAACAGTAAATTGGAAAGTGTTATTACAGCCGGAGGAAACAATTCGGTTGGAGGATATAGCATAAAGACTGTATTATAAAAAACATCCCCAAGAATATTCACATACTCTTGGGGACGAACCCTTTAAATCTATATTATATGAAAAACACTTAAAATAAATGATATGAGTTAAGAAATTAAAGTTGCTGCTATTTCTTGTTTACAAAGATAGTAAAAGGAATGTTACTTAGCTACTTCTTTCACAAAAGTTAACTCTTTTTCTTCTCCGTTGTTTTTATCTACGCATTTTACCTTCATATTTGTTCCGTAGTCTGACAAGGTAGCAGATTTGAAATCATAAGGAGTGATTGATATTAATGCCCATAGATCAAAGAATTTAATAGACTTTTCATTTTGAATATAAGTTCCATAGCGGTCGGCCCATAAATCTGATTCGACTTTTACATCTTTTGCAGAAGTAAATTGCATGGTGATTTGATTCTCGATACACAACCATGTTGTATTTTCAAGTAGGGAATCGTTATGATTATCTTCTCCTTTAGAACAAGAAGAAAATGCAAGCATAAATGCTAATACTAAAAATAGAATGTTCTTTTTCATTTTTATTGGTTTTTATTAAATATGGCTCAATTAAAACTCTCTGAAATGTATTCCTTAAGTATGCTGGCGAACTTTTCTCTTCCTGTCACCGTAATAAGAGTTTGCGTTCCAGATTTATCATTGGTGACCCATTCCTTCAACTCAAAGTATTTGCCTACATATTTGGCTATCGGTTTTAGTTTTCCTTTTGCATCACGATAGACATACCCTTTATCAATTAAAATATAAATGAAAGTTTTTTCTTTAACCCCAAGTAGCTTTGCTGTATCACGAAAATTAAGATTATTCCCTCTCTCGACAAGCCCATTGAAATACTCGGCTTTAGGCTTCATGCACTCAATCTGTTTTTGTTGCTTTTCTATTTCCTCGGCTTGTTTTGCAGCCAACATTAAGGCCTCGCTAAATGTAGACGGGATGACAAAGTTTCCGGAACGCTTTTCTTTTTCGAGCTCTTCCCATCTGTTTATGATTGCCATACGCAAGTCTGCTCTGTAACCCGAAGCAAGGCACAAACAACCTTTCTTGGAAAGTTGATACATAGGCTTCCCCCTATTTTGAGAATCTGTATAAGAGGTGAGCTGAAAATTCAGCCTATCTTTTTCTAGCAGTTGGGCAACAAGATTTCTAATATCTTGCATTACGTTTTTGTGTTCCTTCCCCGTCAGATCCGCAATCTCTCTCGAAGTCATGACTTCTTTGTTTAATTTCAAATCGTTCATAAGTTGTTAATTTAGAATTAAAATACAGTACCCCTTTTATATCCCTCACACCTACACTATACATTATATATAGCAGTTAGCAGTAAGAAGAATATTTTCGGTTTACTCCAAAAACCTACATCCACAATCAGCACTTCCGTATCCCTCGCATATAAACACCTCTGCTTATATCTACTTTTTTCGTTTGCTTTTTCATGTTAGTTTTTTTGTTTTTAGCGTGAGGTCGAAGGGTCGCAAGGTTCAACGTTGCCCTCCACTTTTCCCAACATGAAAAAACATCTGATTGTAGTGTTATCCCTTTTTTCACCTTGGAGGGTGATGCACGATGTACGGAGATAATGAACATCCATTTAAAGGCTGATTAGTGCAGTCATCTTGTTTTTTTTACACAAGAAAGCCTGTAAGCTTTTGAGTGGAAATATTAGACACATTCTAAATTAACAATTGCTTACAGGCTTTATATAAAAGCCACACTTGGCTATTAATTTCTTCACACGTGTCTAAGATTTCCACTCTTGTTACATCGCAAAGATACTTATTTGTTTTTTAACAACAAAACATTTTATGATTTATTTAGAAATCTATCAATATCTTCGGGGATCAAAGGCTGTATTCTTTCCATCAAAGCAATATAAATAGCATTGTAATACTTGTGCCTTACGACTCCCAATTTTATTTTAGCAACACCACGTTTAACACATCGCGGTGCTCTAAAGTACATATTCGCGATTGTTGCCGAAGACAAGCCTAAGCTATAGTGCAATATATAATAAAGAAAATACCGAGCAGTAGAAGGCTTTTCTTTCATATTATGATTAATTATATCTTGCTCTGTAACTCCGAAGTATTTATAGACTTCGTTGGCTATCTGATCGACTTTATGTTGTTGTTCTGCTGTTAGCGTCATAGTGATAATTATATGGCACAAATGTAATGGTTTTATCACTACCCTCCAAATATATTCGGGAATATTTCATGTGCAGTTGGTATTCAACGTGATATATACTATAAAATACTGCGTAGTATATATTGTAGATAGTTTATATATTTATTATGTAAAATTTAAATACTCTATATGGATTTTTGTATATATTCTAATATTAAGAAACAAGTATGTGAAACAACTGGTATATCACCCAGTGAAATATTTTCTTCTAATAATGAAGAAGTCGTTGATGCACGATATTTATTAATCCACTTATTATGTGATAAATTTACAGATAAAGAAATTGCAAATATGACAGGCATTAGTAAATCTTTAGCAAATAAGATACGAAATACGATTCATGTTAAAAAGAATAAATATTCGTTCCGCTGTAAATTAAAAGAAATTAAAGAAAAACTTGGAGATAAGTGCCCGGAGATTTTATAAAAGAATATGCAAGCATGATCGATGCTGCAATTGATACAAATGGGAAACGAGAATTATCTTCAAAAATAAGCTCTTGCTGCAATAAAAAGAGAAAAACAGCAGGTGGATTTAAATGGATGCACAAAGCAGAATATGAATCTATGAACAACACACGAACTTGACATGAATTGTAATAATTCTCTATAGATATATTGCTTTCTTTGTACGGTTTCAATATTGAAACTATAACTATTAAAAAGTAATATTTATGTCAGAAAATCGAACAGTGGTTTATACTCCTGATGCAGGGAGTGGAAGCGGAAGTGGAATGATGGCTATGCTTGCTCCACTTTTGCAGCAGAAAGGTATTGACCCTAACTTGTTAATGGCTTTGAATAGCAAAGGAAATGGAAACGGGTTTGGCGGAGATGGCTCATGGTTCTTATGGATTATCTTCTTGTTCTTCCTTTTCCCTCTTTTCGGTCGTAATGGTTGGGGTAACGATGGTGGAAATGGTGGCGGATATGGTGTCGCTGGTATTCCAAATTTGATTAACAATGATGCAGGAAGGGAATTACTAATGAGTGCTATTCAGGGGAACGGACAGGCAATAAACAATCTGGCTACTAATTTAAACTGTTCAATCGGTCAGGTTCAGAATGCTATCAATGGAGTGATGTCACAGGTGCAACAGGTAGGAAATCAGGTTGGTCAAAGCTCAATGCAGATTATCAATGCTATCCAGCAGGGTAACTGTCAGATCGCTCAACAGATTGCTTCATGCTGCTGCGAAAACCGTCTGGCGATCTGTCAGCAAACGAACACATTGCAAAATGCCATTAACGGCGTTGCGACTGGTCAGGAAAGAGGCTTTGCTTCTGTTGCATATGAAACTCAACGTCAGACTTGTGATCTGCAAAATTCCATCAAGGATAGCACACAGCAGATTCTTGCCGGACAGCGTGCGGCTGAAATGCGCGAAATGCAGAACAAGATTGATAAACTTCGTGAGGAGAATAGCACATTTAAAAGTTCTGCCATGACCTCTCAGATCGTAGGACAGGCAACGGCTCCTCTTGGTGCAGCTTTAAATGATTTGAGTGCTCGATTGGCTAAAATTGAATGTAAACAACCCGAAACAGTAACAATTCCTTACATTCCTGCTGCTGGTAACTATATACCTGTTAACTATAGCGTACCAGTTAATATGAGTGTATCACCTTATAGTAACTGTGGTTGCTAAGAAAGGAGGTATCTATGTATGGAAATCCATTAAATCCTTTTGATACGTATTGGTGGGTAGGTGGTCCCGGTCCATCTATTCCGACGAGACAACGTTCTTGTTTGAAACAACTCTGTATATTTGAGTTGCCGACAACAAACGTAGCCTTATCAGAGACGAGTGTAGACTATGGGATAGACAAATGTCTGTATAATCAGCTTCCTTGTGAATGTTATGTGACTGTGCAAGTTAATCAAGCAGTTCCAACAGGTGGTGAAGCATTGCCTGTAACGATTGCTATTCCAACGTCCAATAATAGTACAAATGTAGGGAGTTCTTCTTCTAATAATGGTGAAAGTAAAGTAAATGTTATAGATCATAACAGCTCAAATGTTATTGGTTCTGATATAACAAACTCAAAAGAGGTCTTTGCTTTTATCAATAAAAGAGAGGGGATTATACGTTTTGTCAATTTTCAGACAGGAGGAACAACCCCTGCACCTATATCAGTAGCAAGTAAGTGAATCTATAGACGGGGGTAAAATCCCGTCTATGTAAAACAAATTAAAAGTTTATTATATGTTTTCATCAAGTAGACAAGGTGGTTTTATATATGTTCTTTCTAAAGGAGAAAGACCAACTGTTAAGATAGGACAGATTGAATCTGTAAGTTCACCTGTCCCTAAATATCCTACTTATAATCCGTCAGTACCTTATAGTCCTCAACCAGAAATGCTTATTGACATTAAGGTAAGATGTGGAGAGGAAGTTTTAGACTTTCAAAAATTGCCGGCAAATGGTGAAATTTTTGCTTATCCAAATGTGATTGTTTCCGAAAAGAAAGAGGCTATCATTTCGGAAGTTGAAGCAATGATGCAAACTAGTAAGCAAATTGTAGAAAGCGTTCCATATCATAAATCTGTTATAGAATCTTGTGATAGTATTTTAAAAGAACTAAATCCTCAATTTGCCAAAGAAAAGCAACAAGAAGATAGGATTAATTCATTGGAGCAAGAGGTTAAATCCGTAAAAGATGGATTGGGAGATATAAAATCTCTTTTGATGGAAATGAATACGTCTAATAAACCCAAAACAACAAATTCTAAATAATAATATTATGGGAATGATTGAAATAATGGAAGGCGAAAGAAAAGGTGGATTAGGAAAAGCCTTTAAGGACTTCAAAGAGAGTCTTGAATGCCTAAAAGAAGATTTCGAAACCCTTTGGGACGAAATGGAATCAATGGGAGAACGTAGCGGACAAGGCGGTTCTTATGGTGGTGGTAGTCGTGGTGGTTCTTACGGGAATAGATACGATGAATACGATGATGAAGAAATGATGGGAGAGCGCAGAGGTGTAAGAGGCTCTGGTCGTGGTCGTCGTCGCTAATACAAACTAAGGGGGATATAATAGTCCCCCTTTAATACTAAAAGATATGAAAAAAGGAGCAAGTTTTGATTTATATGATAATATCCCGGAAGATATGCGGATTTATCTACAAAATTATGGATTCAACTTTTCTAAAAAAATGTGTGATTTTGCAGTATCTATGATGAAAACTAAAGAAGGGAAAATCACACCAATACCGAAAGAAAAGTATGATGAATTGCTTAAACTGTATGGCATTGAACTTGAAAAAGATAATGGTTATAATGGGTTGTATGTTCTACACATGGCTAAAGCAGATTATTGGGGTACAGTAATAAGCTCCGAAGATCAGCTAGCTAAATTTATTAAAGCGTATATTGATGACCCTGATTATCCATCTACAGAAAAAGCTTTTAGGCACTTTTTAGCAGACATGTATGGTTTTGGAATAGCCATTAATTGGGAAGATATGCTTTAATTTTAGGCACTTAAAATGTGCCTTTTTTAATATTATGGAAATAGAAACAATATATTTATATAAATACGATTGGACTGTCACTATCTTTTATGATTATACTTGCAAATATTTTGAAGATGTAATAGAGGAATTAGAATATATCGAATGTGGAGAAGAGTCTCTTAAAAGAGCTTATAAAAATCTAACTACATGTGGATATAATAACGGACTCACATTTTCTAATCACTTAGCGCATAAAAGTGTAATTGTTATAGGTAGAACGAGCAGTGCAAAAGAGTTTGAAAAAACTTGGTCTCATGAATCAGGACACTTAGCAGACCATATATGCCTTACTTATGATATAAGCCCTCATGGCGAGGAAATACAATATTTAGGTGATTACATCATAGATAAGACATGGGATTCGGCAAAGAAATATTTATGTGATTGTTGTAGAATAAAGAAATGATAATATGAAAAACAAAGATTTCAAGAAAGCATTACAGAGTGATAAACCTATCAACTCTATGTTTGCACTTATTCCCGAAAAGCAAAAGAAGTCTTTTATGAAATTTGCTAAGCAATTTGGATTTACAGAAGAGAAAATAGAGCAACTTTTGAAGTCTGAAAGATGATAGTCTATGAAAACAAAAAGAGTAAAATATGATGCTATAAAGCTTGCGATTTTACGCAAGAAATATGAAATAGACTCTGTTATAAATCAATTAATGTGCGAAATGCCACAGTTTGAATTTGAGAAGATAAAAGGTTTTCTTCTGTTTAGAATTGAGGAGTTAAAAAGATTAAAAGAATAGGGAGTATTACTCCCCGGCATTCTTTAGTTCTGATAATAGCTTTCTGATACCATCTATGCCTTTTTGATAAACTATGGTTTTGTAGTTAATGCACATGTCTCCATTAGGCTTGGTGTATTTGCTTTCTATGACTCTAAACCATCCTCTATCTATGTAAGACTGGTATGGTGCGTTTCTCTCTTGGAGGACTTTCTTATCCCGCAATATCTCAAATAGTTTGTTTCTACCAACTCCCATGTTTAGTACTTTAGCCACTGTTGCCATATCACATGCGTCCTTACTATCTGTTACTTGATCAAAAAACTCTTCTTTAGGTTTCATCTCTTCAATACGCATTTGTTGTTGTTCAATCTGAGCCTGTTGTTCGGCTGCAAGTAAAAGAGCTTCACGGAATGATTTAGGAACGTTGAAACCTCCGTTCTTTATTGTTTCTTCCATTTTGTTAAAGGCTTCTATATAATCTTCCTTAAATTTCATTGCAGTTTCACCAGTATAACCCATAACTAAAAGGGTGAAACCATCTTTATTCATCACATACATAGGTAGTTCTCTATTTTGATCGCTACAATAAGAGGAGAGCACGAAATTGTGCTGTCTAAATTTATTACTACATTTTAAGTCTCGAATGTCTTGCAAAACTCTCTTATGATCTTTTCCGAACTTCTCAGCTACTAATAAGCTGTTTGTTAAAACCTCGTTTGATTCTCCTTTAAAAACTAATTCTTTCATGTTGCTTTTTTATTAAAAAAAAATCGGGAAATAGAGCCACCACGCATCTAAATCCCGATTGATATATAGATAAAACTATTTCTGTTTTGTGTCAGTGGTGGTTGACGTTGCAAAGATAGTAGTTAAAAACTAAACGCGAAATGTTTTTCACATTTTTAGCACTTGCTTTCTTAGTCTATTGGGATTGTAAGATACATGTATCCAATCTGGATATTCACTATTCCCTTTTTCCCAAATTAATTGATCAAAGTCAAAATTATCTTTTATTATTTGAAATAGAATCGCATTTTCTTTTTTGCAGGAAGCTGTTATATCCACTGAGAAACCATTCATATGATCCGATGTCTTAGAACCTCCAACAGCTTTGTTTAACTCTGGACACCGATAGCCAGAATTGACGGTGATAGGCTTACCGTAAATTTCACGTAATCCATCTAATACTTTATCTACTAATCGTTCAAGGTTCGCTTTAATCTCTGGCGTAGGAGTGTTATCAATCCCCCTTTTCGTTGCTGTGGATGAGCGTGTTAACTCTTCAATTGTAAAATACTTCATTTTATTTATCCAAATACAAAGTTAATCCTAATTCTTTCATTTTCTCTTCTCTCACTTTAATAGCTTCTTCTAAAGTTTTCCATTCCTTAAAATATATGTTTCTATCCCCAACCCATATTTTAACTTGAAACTTCTTGCTGCTTCTATTAAAATGAATGTATTTATATCCTGTATTGCTCATTCTTTATTATTAGTCAATTTTCTTATTTGTACTTCCATATCCATTCAGACCTCTCTCTCTCTCCTCCAGTTCATCTACTTCGATGAAGTCTATTTTGGGTGTCATTCCGATTTTAATCTGACAAATTTTATCACCTTCTTTATATCGAGGAAGACTTGGTACAACATGATAAAATATAGCAGAAATAGATCCGGTAAAACCTTCATCGATAGTGCCTTGACAGTTACTTAAAACCATTCCTGTCTTCCATACACTGCTTCTTGGTCGAGCGTCAATAGAAAGGACATAGCCTCCCTTTCGCATAACTTTTATATATTCAGAATCTATTTGTGCTGCAAACCCAAGACCGTATTTATAGACATTGGGAGCTATTTCTTCGCACGATGTCGCAATACAATCATAACAAAAGTCGTCTTCATAATGTTTAAACGGGATTTGAGCGTTTGGGTGAGTTTTCTTAATTTTTACTTTCATTGTTTTCTAATTCGTTAGCATTAATTATACATGTTGAAATAATATCCGGATTTGTGAGTATCGCGTCAAATTCTCTATAAGCATTTACGCACTGTCCACTTTCATTGTAATTTATATCAGAAGCTTTTCTAAAGCACCATTTGCATAGTTCTTCCAAGATCTTCAATAGTTCGGACTGTTTATATCCTCGCAAAGTTACTGCATTTTCATCAAATTTCAAACATTCGGCTATTCTTTTTGAGATCGCAATAACCGAATAGCTTGTTATGCTTCGCGCTAATTCAACCATTGATAGGAAATAGGGATTTTCAACCCCCTCTATCTCACAAAGATATTTCTCAATGGACATTCGATACTTCTCGATAACAGGTAATACTTCTTGGTCGAGAGCGTCACAGTAAGAAGCATAGATACCTATTGCATTATCACCTGCGATCTTAGCCATCCGACTTTGATACTCCTTAACCCGTTTAAGCGCTGCAAAATAAATCTTTTGAGTTTCCTTGTCCTTATTGGTAATAGATGGCTTAATGTCCATGACACATACATTGGCTAATTCGTTGACATAAATAACAATATATGTAGCGACAAGTAATATTTGGTCATTTGTCATAGGAATCCTTTCTGGCTCTTTAAATTCCTCTGGATGCGCTCTTTCGTAAGATTCTCCAAAAAGGAAAAAGTCTAAAATGGCAGGGTCATTAGGATAAAAGGATTTAGCCCATTGAGTAACTTCTATTACCGCTTTCATATCATTGCTTTTACGCGTTAACACACCTAAATTACGTAAAGTATTTAAGCTATGTACATCTAAAGGCAATAATAGCTTCTTTTGGTCTAAATTCCTCCATATACCAATATCAACTTTACCGTCTTGTCTAACAAGCCATCTCAACATTAGACAAAGCCGTTTACATGCTGATTTATTATCTTTAGGAATCCCATTGCAACCATTAAAAATATTGGTTAGAGTTTCTACATAATCATTACTATTCAAGAGTAGCAATTCCATTGAATTATATGTTACATATATACTCTTTAAACGCAAACATAAAATGGCAAAATCACGCATCTTTAGCATACGATACCAGCATTCATCGCTATTCCTATATTCTAAATATTTGCTATCCATTAGATATTTATAGGGCGAATTTCCCATCATGTCCATTGTCTTTTTGCATGCTTTGTGTATTTGTTGTCTGTTCCCAAAACTTAATGTAGAGCAGATAACAGCCGCTATTTCAACATCTCTTAATTCTTTGTATTTTTTGACAATTGAAATCGGATCTTGTTTGAAATAGTGAAAATTATTGTATTTTCCAATAAGAGTTTGTAGTTTATCTGTCATGGTCTTTGGGTAAAATGATAGCTTTTTATACATTCAAATAAATAGTGCGCAATTATGGGTTGCACCGCATTTCCTATACAATGCGTTCTGTCCATCCTATCGGGAACCCCATTAGACTTTCCAGCAAATCGGGGTGAGGGTATTGACTGTCTTGTTCTCCATCCCGGATATACTCGTGTATATTGCCCCGATAGGTAGGGCTTCCGAAATACCGATTCTTGCATGCTCCGTTTGCTGTCGATTTCGTGGGAGTAGGCAATACAATATAATCGTTCCCTACCCTGTTGTATACCAAAGTCCGTACCCGATAAACATTGCCATTCTGCATCATACCCGATTTCGGAAAGGTTGCATAAGACTCGTTCGAATCCTCGAACCAAGAGCATAGGGCTGTTTTCAATGATAATGTATTTAGGTCTAACTTCCCGTATAATGCGGAACATTTCATTCCATAATCCGCTTCGTTCACCGACAATTCCGACACCTTTTCCAGCAATGCTGATGTCTTGACAAGGGAATCCACCGCTAATGATGTCAACAAATGTTGGCTTTGAATACGTTTTAATATCTCTGTTGATTTCATGTTCTTCTCCAAAATTCTTTTTAATTATATCCGCTTGATAGTCTTCATATTCACAACTCCATAGAGTTTTTATTCCAGCAAAAGCAGCGCCTAATCCAAATCCTTCTACGCCACTAAACAAAGATCCATGCGTTAGTTCTTCTTCCATGATTAAACCTCTGCAATTTCCAAAATTTTAGTTAAATTCTCAATCACTTTATTGTAATCCTCTTCGGTGTCATAGTGAACATAACGCCATTGATTGTAAACTCTATATCCGATGCACCATTTCCCACTTTGAATAGTTTTACCCATCCTGTATATTTCCTTAATACTGTTTTTAGGAAAATCCTTATCTCCAATTCTTAACCACATGATGATTTTGTTTTATGAATTAATACTACTTCTATTTATATTCGCAAGTTCTTGATTAGTTATGTAATCTGGAAGTTCTCCTGATTTGGGTATCAACTTTCTATTATTATGAAGAATAAAAGGTATTTTTTTCTCTCTAATAAGCTGATTAGTCCATGATACCGTCTTATTAATGTGTCTTGCATAATCCGACACAGTTAAAAAATCATCTAAATTTATCCACATAATTAAAACTTTCTATACTTTTTGTTATACATTTCTCTCAAAAGGTTCATTAAGGCAAACTGATCTTTCACAAGCCCCATATCAATAGAAAAAGCTAAAGAATGTTCTATTTCAGATATTTCTTTCAGTTGATCTTGTGTTGCGCTTTGCCTAAGATTCTTTCCTGTCATATTGAATACTATCCATTGGATAGCTTTTGCCACTTCTTTGTAGTCAGCATTAGGCAATTTGGCTATTGCGGCTGTGAGAATATTATAGTTATCCCCAGCGAGATGTCTATTTTTAATAAGTTCGTCATATACGAATTTTACTACTTGCAATTTAAAAGAAGGATTTATCCACATACATAAATCTATAAACAAGAATGGATGAACCCATAATTGATCTTTTGTTCTACCATTTTTGGTATTTCTGCCTTTTATTTCTTTAACCGCCTTAAAATCAGCACTGTCGTATTCGCGACATTGGCTTAAATCGTTTTCAATAGCATTAATAAACTCAATAGTCTTAGGACTTTTAAGGTATTCAGAAATCTTTCTTCTTGGATTGCCCTTAATGTTGTTCCATTGGCTTACTAAAGCGTTTGCATCGAAATAACTATCACTCGTTCTTTGCAGAACCTCAAACTGACCCATTGGTCTTTTCATTAATTGATTTGTTTTCATATCTTTTTTTTGTTTTACGCTGCAAATTTAAATACGCAAGCATAACGGAGAAAAAAAAGTCGGAAAATTAATTCCGACTAAAATTATAAATTTTTTCTTCGTGCATATTCAGCTATTAGTAATCCATCGCGATCAGGATGCTTTATCTCGCAAAACTTAGGATATAGCCTATTACCTATATCAAACGAAGCTTTTTTCAATTCATCTCCTGCGCATCCTTTTGGCAGTAATTCTTTTTGCCATTCTTTAGAGTCCACGTAGATCAATTTGCATCCCATCACTTCAATACAATTCAGCATTGCTTCATGGCATCTAATGGCTGACATTGAGGCATTAAAGCGAGTCCCATTTATCATAGGACGTTCTAAAATAAACACTAAGTCATTTTTATTAATTCCATTAAATATAGAAATAAATTTTACAACATCTAATCTTGAAACAATTTTCTTTTTCTTCGTGTAATCTTGTTCTTTTTTAATAGGTGTTTTACAAAACATTTCTATTTCTTCACCTAAGATACCGATAGTTCCAGTCACTCCATTGTCACATCCACAGTATATTTTACTCATTTTCTTGCTTTTTAAGTTCTACAATTTTCCAAAGAAGTTTAATTGCACAAATATTATTTTCAAATCCTTGTTCAATAACATCTTTATGTCTTGCTAAGTCTCTTGATGTCAATGGGAAATAATAAAAGACAGGACTTTTGTTTTCATTCTCCTGCGTCCACTCCCAAACACTTCTTAGATAATCTCTAAATTTATACATTCTTTTTTTTCTTTAAAATTCTTCTTTTTTAAGTTCTATCTCCAATCCGCTTTCTGCTATAAAAGGTCTAATTCCGACTTCTTCAAAAACAATATCCTTGAATTTATTGGCATCACTATTTCCATCGCTTAAATGAATCAAGCAAACGGTATGCAGGTTTTCAGAATAATGTCTTTTAATCACTTCTGCACTCTTTTCTATTCCCATGTGGGTATTGCTCGCTGACGAGTTCCATTTGTTGTTACAGGCATTATCTAAGATTATATCCTCCATATAATTGGCTTCAATAAACAAATGATTTACGCCTTTTACTTTATAAGGAAAGTCTGAGGCATCAGTTATAAATAGCATTCTCCCCATATCTGGATTGTCGATAATAAAGCTATAACATGGGCAATCACCATGCGGAACTGGTATACATTGAATCTCAAATTTTCCTATTTTGTACTTCTTGTTAGGTTTTAACGGGAATACGCCATTAAATCTTTCTGATACATCCACGCAAGAATATACATAAAATCGTCGATATAAGGCTTTTGATATTGATTTCGAATGATCTGAATGTCGATGGCTGACTAAGCATCCAACTACATCTTCCGTCTTATAATTTAGCCCATTTAATATATTGTCCCATTTGACGCCTAATTCTATTAGCAAATATTCGCCTAAGCAATCTAAAATATAGCTATTGCCAGAACTGTTGCTACCAATTATTTTCATTATAGGTGTTTTATTATCCATCCCTTAACGCTTTATTAAAAATCCCATCCGAATAGATATTACTATCTAAACAAGATGGGATTAAGTTTATTCATTACCAAATTTCTCCGCAATCGTATGAATCTGGGGACATTTCCTCGTAGGACATATCTATTTCGTCATCATCCATGCTAAAAAGGCTCTGGCTCCGAAGAGGGCTGTTTAACAGATTCTTCCTTCTTGTCCTCCTCTTTTTGCGCGGGTGCGGCTTCTGCTGGCGTTGCTTCTTCGACTTCTTCATATTCCGCATAATCAGGAGCAATTTGTTTTGTAGGATCGAGGTCATTATTTGGTTCGAGTTCATCATCCGGAATAGTGTTTTCTGAAAGCGCAGAATTTATAAGCATTTTTGCAGCTCTTTTTATTACAGTTCTTTTGGCCATTTGGTCAGGAAATTCTTTATGCACCGACTGTTGAGAAGAAGAACTTTTTGCCCAACTTTTCTTTATTTGTGACATAGACATAATTTCAACGTCGGTTTCTCCCTTGTCATTTGTTACAATAGCATAAGCTCCAATCATTTCTCCGGAATCAATTGATTCTAATGTCTGAGTATGCTCTACAATACGCTTTCTTCCTGTTTCTGGATTAACTTCAAATTTAAAAGTATCTCCTTTGTATATAATATTTGCGATTGGTTCATAATTTTTAGAAACTCTTCTTGCTTGTAAACAAGTACCGAAATAACTTTCTTCAAGGCAAAGTTGGTCTCCTCTTACAATTAGATATGCCTGCTTCTTCGTTACATCCAATCCGAGCGTCGCCATTTTGAATAACGCTGTAGATATGCTATTGGGAGTGCAACAAGATAAAGCGGGAACTCGATCTTTGTTTTTTACGTCATTCAATAAAAGCATTGCGCCTTTAATTGCATTTACATAATTGTAATCTGCTGGCATAGTGAACCCTACTTTGCAAAGGTCATCTATTCTTGTGATTACTTGATTCCCAATATCAGCTTTGGAAATCATTTGATTTTTTGTTTCTGCCATATTTTTTCTATTAAAGTTAATTCCGTTATAGGACTAACGGTTGAGGTAATTCTAACGATTAAAAGGGAAAGGGAAGACCCGTTAGTTCAGTCTTATCATTGAGCCATGACCCTCAACTATCCCTTTCGGTTGCAAATATAAGAAATTTCTAATTATTATGCAATGTTACCAAGGCAAATCATCTGCTGGTTCGGTCGTTTGAACATTTGGTTTATTTTGCTTCTTAGTAGACCCTACTTCTGCATCCGCTCCTTCTCCTCTTTGATATTCTGTTCCTCCTCCAATAAAGATGTCATATTGCCCGCGAGCTTTGTCTTCTTGTGAAGCCGAATATTTAAGATAATGGGTGTCTCCAAATTTACCAAGCTCCTTTAGTTTGCTTATTGAAAACCGAACGTATTTTTTTCCACCCTTAGATGTATAGATGACATCTTTGGGAATATCCGATAAGCAAATACTGCATGATAAAAAAATATCGGTAGCGCTATCTATGTCTGTTACTTTCTTTGCCATTTTATTGATTATTATTATTGTTATTGTATAAATATACGTCCATAATTGCTGTTTCAGCAACAGAACATATCTGATAATCAGCCATTGTACCTTTCATGCCTCCATCAAGTTTATTTACAGCATCTCGCAAATCAGCTGCCTGTACCAAAACTTGAGTCGATGTTTTCTTTTCGGCACCGCTTTTTTCGTCCAATGTGATAAAAATCAATTTGCATTTAAAATAACGGTCAGCAGTAGCTTCTTCACTTAGAAACAATTCAGAGTAATTCGACTCTTTGACTGATTTTACAGCAAATTCTCCTGTAATAAACGGGGTCATTTCTTCGATTAGACGCGCTTCGCATTCTGTAGCAGAAAGTGCATCAACTAAATATAATTCATTTACTTTCTTTACTTTGCCTTCTTCTGTTACTTTTTCATAGCGTATTACGCCTTCATACCAATTTTGCATAACTTTATTTGTTTTTTAGTTTATAAAAATACTACTTTTTTCTCTAATAAGCAAGCTTTTAACGAACAATAATGTTTTCGTCTTCGCTAACTATCAATTTAATGAGTTGATGATTTGTTTCGATATTTACATCGCTATTTATAAGATTTACATCATCTACAAATACAGGCAAGCTAATGTCATAATATGAAGCAAAAGCATTTGAAATATCAAGTCCCACTAAAATATTTTCGGCTCCATTGCAGGTGCTCACCAAACTGCCATCAGATACAGTTATTGTACAGCTCGGTATCCATTGCCCAGATTTGTCCTGTTGCATCATAGAAATATTGCATCTACTAAAATATTTATTTACTTTATTAGAAACAATTTGAGCACGTTCTTCTTCATAGGATTTAATATTCGCCTCTATTTGTTCCTGCACAGCCAAACTATCGGCAACTTCGCGCATTTCTCTTTTTAAAGAGGCAATCGTTTTTAATTGTCTCTCTCTTTCATCGACAAGCCCCATTGCTCGGCTTTTCTCTTCAATTTGCAGAGTCAATGATTCTTTCATATTTAGCAGATTGGTATTATCTACTGCTGGGACTTCTGTTAACCCATTTTGAATTGCATCAGCTTTGTCTTTTAGTTTTTTATATTCATCAGACTCTTCAAATTTCAAAGTCTCTTGCTCCGCTTCTTGCAGTTCCTTTTTCAGTTCCTCTATGTCAATATACATCGGACTTTCGGTATCCTCAGCTAATAGAGCTTCTATGCGTTCTATTTCTTCAAGTTTTTCTTGTTTTCTTTCATTGTTTTCTTTCCCTTTTTTAATAATATCATTTACTGCATTTTCTCTTTTTTCATAAAAATCTTTTCTTTTTGCTTCAAGCATTGATTCAGGAAGATCTTGTCCGCAGAAAGAGCATTTTTCGCCGTTAAATTCTCTTTTTAATAACTCGTCTTTTTCAATTAATAGCTTTTTGCGATATTCATCGTGCTCTTCTACCTTTGCTTTTAACCGAGCTAATTTAGCTTCATTAGACTTTCTTTCTTCTTGCGCTTTATCCCGTTGTCTTTGAATATATTCGTTTTCTTTTTTGGCTTCCTGTATCTGTCTCCTGATTTTGTTCGGCTTTTCATTTTGATTGTATTCAAAATCACCTTTTTTATTTCTAATTTCCGAATTGATGTTAGATAATTCTTGCAATTGTTTGTTCCTCATCTCAATATAAGGTTCGGCCATTTTTGAAGCTGATAATATTGCATTATCTATCTCTACGATTTTGCTTTTCAATTCCCCTATTTCTTTTTCTAAATCGCAAACATTAGATATATCAGGCAAATGTTGTTCAAGTGTCTGTATTGTTAAAGGGAAAGAACTCAATTGCTGCTTCATCGGGCTTATCTTTGTCTTGACTTGTGCCTTCAATTCATCAATTGAGTATTTTTTCAGAAGAAGAAATAAATCGCTGTAATTGGATTTGAAATCACTCTCCTGAATGTCCCCAGCTAATAAAGAAAGCATTTCGCGTTGTTGTTTCCATTCTAAACTAAGAAAATATTCGGTATTCAACATAACCTTTAATGGCTCTATCTCGCACAATAATTCGGAAACTCTCTTCTTGTATTCTCTGGCTGACACTTCAATTCCATCAAAATAGCAGACGTAATCATCAGATCCTTTTAATTCATATTCTTTATTTCCTCTTCTTCTTATCCATCCTTTTTTTGCTTCTTTTTTAAAAGAAAATTCATTCCCATCAATTGCAATAAGAGCTTCGACAGATGCAACAGGAGAATCTTCTGCCGTATAATTGTGGTTGTTGTCAAAAAGATTGTAATTTGCGCGGTTGCTTGAATCAACCCCTGTCATTAACCATAAAAAAGCATCTTTTAAAGAGCTTTTACCACTTTTGTTACGTCCCATAATGTTAGTTACTCCATCTGATTTAAATGAAATAACAAGATTTCTTCCTCTCCAATTTTGGAGAATTAACTTTTTTAATTTAATCTTTTTCATTTTGTTGTTAAAATTTTATTTTTCAATGGCACTTATCTCCAAGTTTACACTTGTCTATTTTGACGTTGCGCCGAACCAAACTTGATTTTAATTACGTTTATAATAGCGTTATACTGATTTTCATAGACTGTTCCAGCATGGGTATTTTTTACTTTTTTCTCAAATTCTTCAATGCTACCACGAAAACAACCACAAGTTATTTCAACGGTGTTATCACTTGTCAGATAAGCGTGCGTGTGTCTATTGGAAGAACCGAAACAGTCAAAACCGCAATGGTCTGCATCGCTTTTGAGGCATGCATTGCCGAACACCAGCGCATTGCCGGACACCTGCGCATTGCCGGACACCTGCGCAGTGCCGTACACCAGCGCATCGCCGTACACCCTAGCATTGCCGGACACCTGCGCATCGCCGGACACCCACGCATCGCCGGACACCCACGCATTGCCGAATACCACCGCAGTGCCGTACACATGCGCATCGCCGAATACCCTAGCGTCGCCGTACACCCGCGCATCGTCGGACACCCAAGCATTACCTTCTTGACTTAGGTTTTCTTCTTTTTCGATATATCCTCCAAGTTCTCCTTCTTTTGCATACTTGAACGTCTTCGTACATTTGATTTGGTACAACTTTGTTCCAAGCTCGTTTACTACATACTTTTCTGTTAGTTCAAATTTCTTTTCCATGATTTTTGTTTTTAATTGTTAGTAATTACTTTTAGTTATAAGGTGCAGGGGCGTATATAGGTGCCTAAATATTTAAAATCTTAATCCTGTTGCATTTTGATATTCTTTTTCGACTCTTTCTGCTCCAAGTAAGAAGCAATTTTCGTTTTTTTCTATGCAAATACATTTTCTATTTGTATAAAGACAAGCAATAGCCGTACTCATACTTCCGGCAGCGAAATCAAGGACTGTATCTCCCTCTTTCGTATATGTTTGTATAAGATACATTAACAGCGCGATGGGTTTTTGGTTAACGTGAATTGTTTTTCCCTCTGATTCTGCTGTTTTGAAATATTTTACACTTCGTGGATACCTTGTCCCTTTGTTTTCGTTTCTAAAAGTAGGATTTGGCACATTGTTAACTCCCGTCCAATTGCTTCCTCTTTTAGTGCGATTTCCATAAGGTTCTCCTTCCTCCATAATTGGATAATAAGGAATTTTACCTTTACCAAAAATACTGATTAATTCATGCGCTTTCAAAGGTTGTTTTTTAGCGAGTAGAAAGTTACTTGCTTTCGATTTCTCCCAGACCCAATCATATTTAAATTCACTTAAATTGCTACAACGAAGAAGGCTGCTAAACGGTTCGCTGCCAAATAAAGCCGTAGGCGCATTTTCTTTCCTTATTCTTTTAATCTCCTTCCACATTTCATCAAAAGGAATAATTTTGTCCCACTGAGATGCTGTTGTGCCAAAAGGAGGATCGCATAGAATTAAATCAATACTTGAACTTTGTAGGAGAGGCATTACTTCCAAACAATCATAGTTGTATAAACTGATGTCCTTACCGAAAAATATGTTTTTCATAAGATTATAGTTTTATACTATTGATTAGCTCTAAGAAATGCTCTTTCCCTTTAGCCGTTATTAATGTTTGAGTTCCGGTCTTTTCTCCTCTTACCCATTCTTTTAGCTCGAAGTAAGTTCCTACATATTTGGCGACTGGTTTTAAAGTCCCTTTCTGATCCCTGTATATATACTTCTTATCAATCAATAGAAAGATAAATGCCTTTTCCGATACGCCTAACAGCTTCGCTGTGTCTCTAAAGTTAGTAAGACCGCCTCTATCTACTATTTCATCGAAATACTCGGCTTTAGGCTTCATGTCTTTGTTCTCAAGTTGCAACCGTTCATTTTCCTCTACCTGTATAAGGAGCTCCTTTAAAGCCTCTTTGTACGTCTGTGGTAGTTTTGGCTGCATAGCTTTCAATGCCTTTTCCATTTCATTGAAGCGGTTTATATAAGCCCTCTTAAATTCATTATAGCCTTGTATGTTGAACATATAAAGAGTAAACCCGTCTTTCGTTAAAAGATATTCCGTTTTGCTTCTATTATACGAATCTAAATAGGAACTTTCAATAAAATTACATGGGTCGAGATTTAGACCCATCCTTCTAATACCCTCTAAAACATGCTTATGTTCCTTTCCAAGTTGGTTAGCAATTACTCTGCTACTTACAACGTTTACACCGTCTTTGGTCTCAATCTTTACATTAATTAATTCGTTCATTCCTTTTCTCTTTTATTGCTCTTGTAAAACATATCTATTGTGTCTCCAAAGACTGCTATTAGTACAGCCAATACGATAGAAGTTACCTTTATATCATCCAAGTAATCAGGATGTATTCTTGTAGCTATTATATGTGCGGAAATTAGCATAATTGTTCTCATAGTCAAATATAGTTTTCAACATTATACTTCTTTCTTTCTTCTTCTGTTAATTGCCTTCTCTCTCCGCAACATTTGCATTGCATAGTGGCATAATATTTAGGAAAGGTAGGCGTTAGCTCCCAGACATGCTCTCCGCCATTAAGACAATCAGCTTTGTCTACTTCATAATAAAAGCTGATGTTGGTAGTATAAACAAATTCTTTATCGCAATGATGGCAATATTGGGTGTGAGTTTCACCTTCTTCATAACCATAGCCATCTTCATGGTCAATATTTAAACCTTTGCCGCAATATGGGCATTCTACATCAAATTGTTCCATTGTTATTGTATTAGTTGTGATAATCGTATATCTAATTGATTGGCATCCATTGTTTCATTATTAGCTATTCTAATGGTTTTAATTCCAATAGAATTAAAATTGTAATCTCTCACATCATCATAATCTTCTTGATATAAAGAATCGTGATATTGTCCATCTACTTCAATAGCAATACGTTTAGAAGGAATATAAAAGTCTAAAAAATAGATTTTTCCATTTATGATAAATGGTGCTTGATGAACGAATTTTATCTTTTTCTTAATTAAATATTCACCAAATAAATTTTCATATTTATTTGCTTTAGCTTTTAATGATTCTCTCGTATCTTCGATCCATTCTTTTTTGCTTTTGGGAAGATTGCAGAATTGCCCAATGATTCGATAATCTTCTATGTAGTTAGCCTTGTTGTATTCTTTAAGTCTATTACTAACTACCTTTTTCTTGAATTTGTTTTTCTTCTTTCTCATATATATTAACTTTTCAACATAGTATATAATAAGCCTTTATCCCCTGCATCTATATAGCGCAGCCTTCTACGCTAATAAATCAAGAGATGTCGGAATATTCAACTTCCTACACCCAACTAACACACTTCCGCCCCTGCACTTCTATCACGTAGAAGATTTGTATTTTCGTTCATAACAATAATGCTGATGCAGTACCATGTTTTGTCAGGCTTAGACTCAATGGATTTTCGGCACACCATTGTTATGTTGTTGTTGAGTTTATCCCATTTTCAGTATTGAATTACCATGTTCAAGGTGTGGAGATAATGAACCTTTTGCCGTTTAGAACAAAAAAGCCGTATCTGAAACTCTATCAGTACGGCTTTATTGTTACCGTGTTAACAGGCGTTGCATAAACACAACGGTGGCAATTGCTAACATACGGTTATATAATCTACAAAATAATACAGTCTAAAAAAAGCTATTTAATCATATATCATCCATTGCCACATTTCAGAATACATCAGCAAATATCCGAATTCTTTTTGAATTATCAAAGCATTGTTTGTTATTTAACATTTATTATCAAAATGATTAATAAGTTCTTCTACTGTAGCCTTGTGATAACTTCCTGAAATAATAGTGGCATGATTCCAATTTTCATCCCAAAAGAACATACTGCCTTTGGGTTCTGTGAAATAATGATCGTTACCAATAGAATCGTCATAAGAAACGCTAAGAGGGGAATCTGTTATAAACCACTGCATGTAGTTACTATCGTCCCTCAATGCGGCTATAGCAAGAAACAAATCCTCTTCGACTCCACAATCAATAAATTTCCCGCATAAAAGGCTATGTTTATCAAAAGGAATATCAAAAGCATTTGCCATCACATAGTGAGGAATGTCAAAACCCTTTTCTTGGGAATATTGATAAGCCCATATTATATGGCAATTATCCGTCCAGACAGGAGAATTTTTGATATACCCCAATTCTTGTAACCTCTTACGAAGTTCCTCCGTATTTTTTCTAATAAAACAAGGCGTTGTAAATCCCATAGTTAGTCCTCCTTTCAGTTACATAATTAATCAACCAATTCAAACTCATATACCCATACGTAGGGATTAGACTCCCATATACCTTTACCGGATACTTTGTCTATGAGGAAATGATATGCGTCTTTTGCGCTGTCAGTAGCATATGCCCATGTATGTTTACACCAAGAAACATAGTATCTCGGTGTCCCATCCGCATCAAACTTTTGCACGACACCCTCTTTCAAACAATCTTCATCGGAAATGTCTTGCAACCGTTCTACCTTAATGTTGGTAATACGGATATGATGTGGCATCAGATCGGATCTAACAAACATTTTGTTACCCCACCCTGGATATAATTTCAGTCCAGGTAACAGTTCTAAATAAGCTGCATTTTTACCATTTCGGTGAAACTGGTCAATATCCATATAGCATTGCGCAATAGCAACCACTTCGCCTACTTTGTATTTTGGAAGTATTTGGCCTCCATCAAATTCCCTTTCGTCTGCATCGTACATACAAGGATAATCAACTATTTTCCTGTCAGATTGCTGGATATGCACATTGAATCCTGCAACCCATTTACCTCTAAAGGTTCTCGGACAAGTTATTGCCCTTCTCGTCATCGTCTTCCGACCGTCAAGAACAGCCTGTGTAAGTTCATATTTATCATTAAAAAGTATCTTTTTCATAATTCCTCCTTGATTAACTCTGGATTATCGTAGATATTTCCTTTTAGTTCATATTCATATAAAACAGTTCCGTGCGCATGACCATCATTCCAATCCGAAGAATATACAAAACTGGATACAATGTAACCTTTATAAGTCTTATGTTTTATACCAAAAACTCCGTTATCAAAACTTACTTCACCTATAAACCCATAGTTGTATCCATTTGTAACTATTTGTTCAACAATGTCACCTTCATATATTTTTTTTCCGTTCTTGTCATGCAAGCCGGTGAACTGCCCAACAGTATTCTCCTGTACACACTCATTAAATAAGTCCATGCCAAAACCATGTAATTCTGCATACACCCATTTACCATTATTTGTGCTTTTCCCTCTGAATATTATTTCTCTGTTCATGATTAATATTTTTTCCCGTTCAACATAGGTCTTAATTCATTATATCTTTGTTTCTGTTCAATATGCCAGAGCAAATCAATATCAAGATGCTTAGCAAGCCCGAAAATCTTAATTAGAGAGTAGGATATATCTCCATCAATAAGATTTTTAGTAATATTGAAAATGGATTCTGTGAATGTTTTGCCAATGAATATACGCGAATATTCTTCAAGCACTTCATCATCCAGACAATCGTTTTCTAACTCAATGTTACGTAGCCCGCATAGATCTAACAGTCGTATAGCAGCATCGGCAAGTTCATCGTGAAGTGAATCTTTTACATTATTTTCAAACGAGCACTTAAATCGTTTTTCTTCCTCTACTAATGCAGGATAACGATTGTATTCCATTTCAAAACGTGACTTACATCTATTCCCTAATCTTCCTTTCCTGTCAGCTTCTACAGCTTCGGAAAGCTCTGTGATCACTAACATTAAGCAATGTTCATTACTTAATTCCTTATCATGAAAGCCATGGTCGTAAGCTATTCTATAGGCTTTGTCACGAAGTTCGTTTAAATTCATTATTTTATCAGTTATTAGTTAATCTGTTTCCTTGATAATACATCCAAACATGCAACCTAAGTATTTAATTCCGAGTTCGGATACGTAATAGACTATTTGTTTTTCTATCTCAAACTCTCTTTTTATTGCATATCCCAAAGATACAAGTTCCTCCCAATCATCATCCGGATGGGAAACTATGTATCTATTTCTGTAAGCCTCATATCTTCGTTTCTTTACCCTGTCATGGCTAAACCCTATAGCATGTTCCATCTTTTCTATTTGTCGTAATGATAACTTTATATCGGTCATAGTTATTCTCCTTTCTTCTTTTCATATTCCTCACAATGCAAATTATAAGCATAGGCAAACATTTTCAAAGTAACAGGCTCAAAAGCAAAGTCCGCTTGTTTGCCATCTACTACAACAGAAACACATAAATCTCCATCACAAAAATCAATATATGCCATAGCATCGTCATTCCCTTTGATAGCAAAGGTTTGTGTCTGTACACTATCCATGGTTATTAGTATTTAAATTTTAAACTTTCATTCAGTAGGCTATCTCTTTGCTCTATTGAATGTTCTAACGCTTTTATTAAAGAATGCTGAGAACAATTAATTAATAGAGAGGAAAATAGCGCAATGACTATAATGAAGACGATTAACTTACGAATCTTAATTTGAATCATTTCAACACTGTTTGAGCACACAATAATCCCTTCGCCACCACCGTCAATATCTATGTAGGACTTTTCCCTAACGAAATATTTGCAACCATAACAAGATTTTGAACCAACCTTCTTTTGGGAGAATGGGCACTTAGTTATGTAGTTATTCCCATATACAATAAAATCTATTTCCGTCATTTCTATTTAGTTATACGTTAAACACTTTTGCAACTATTGGTCTTAGAATATCATTGTTGAAATTACATTCTTCCATCAAATCAAGGCATTCATAAGGATTATCTTTTTCCCATGTTCTTTAATATTCACGTGCTGCTTCTTCTAATGTCTGTTTCATATTACTCTGTTTTACGGTTTTCTCTTAATTTTTCTTCAACATATTAAAGGGTTTCGGTCTCTCAGACTTAATCCCATCTTTAAAATCCATTATCAACTGATAAAGTTGGTTTCTATAAATATCACCTTCTTTATAGTCAGTCTTATAAATAAGTTTTCCTGTAGTAATTTCACTCTTATAAGTATTCAGCGCATTAAGATATACTGCTCCCCATTCTGTCAGTTCCACAGTAACAGTATCATTCAAATCTATCTCTTCCATAATTCATCTTTTATTTATGATATTAAACCAATTTTATTTTCATTTTGACATCAACTGGTGTGTCTTTCATCGTCTTGAAGGCATCAAGAATCCTCTCTTTTACTAATCGAGGTGGTTCGGTCAATATTTCTCTTTCAATTAATTCGACAGGTATTTCTTTCCCATCGTATGTTATCAAACGAAGTTCAGTTATTACATATGGTTTCATTTAATTGGGTCTTAAATAGTTATTAAAATTCCTAAATTTAATATTAAAATAGATCGGATTTTCCGATCTATTACATGATGTTATAACCCAAACACTTAGTGTAGGGTTGTATATAAATGCCATAGTTATTTTAGTTTGTTATCTTTCCAATGCCTCATCCAAAGAAACTTTGTTAGGCGTTTTCAGGTAGTTATAACCGCCATTTCTAACTATCTTCATGTTTCCAATAAAAGCAGTCTCAAAACCAAGTTCTTTCAATTCTAAACATTTCTTTTTACTCATTTGATTAGAAATGACATGGGATTGACCGTAAGCGTTTGGTTTTTTCTCTTTAGCGTAAAGATTTACAGCTATCTCTCCGCCTCTTGTACGGAATATAGAATTATATTTAAGAGGAATGAAGACTCCCTCTTCTTCTATTCCATTTATTTCTTCCCTTGTGATAATGGCATTATTGAATGAAGTCAACTTTAATAATATTTGATAGTCTACCATTTATTCCTCCTTTTTAAAATTTAGTTTTTCAAGCTTTTCGATCTGCTTTTTTAAAGAAGCAATTTTTTTGATTCTCATTTCTTCTGCTTTCTCAATTGCTTGTGATTCAATAGTAAAAGCGTCTACACCAATGAAATAGCAATTATAACCTGCACGTATATAATATCTATTACCAATAGAAGATCTATACAAATCAGTATCAACTTTTTCTATGCCTGTAGATAAGGCATACTTTGTTATATATACTTTAGCCATGTAGCCTCCTTATCTCGTTAAGTTCTTTACACTAAAACATGCTAACCATATAATTACGCATGCACCAAATAAAATACTTCCCATGATTTTTATATTTAATTGTTAACGACTTTATTTTTCAATTCTGCAATATCTGTTTTTAATACTTCTATTTGCTTATACACTTCTTTGTTAATTCCGCTAAAATAATCAATAGTGACTATAAGCCCTATAATAGTAATTATAAGGGCAGTTGCAAGAGCATAAATTTGATGTTTCATATCTATATCGTTTTAAATTAATCTTCTGTAGAAATATCACAGTGACAATCCATATAATCGTCTTCTGTATCAAATACAATATTGTTTACTTCTTCCCACATAATTCATTTGATTTTACTTGTAATTCAAGCGTTTTCGGATGTTTCATTTGCGTATCTATAAATTCGATTACATAGAGACTTTCTTCATCACATCCAAAAAGATTACCTATTTTATAATAATTCTTTAGTTTATACCTTTTATCTGGGTATTTAGTTCTAAAATATTGTTCTATACTTCTTTTTTCTTCATTCATATTTACCCCTCCTATTTCATTAAACGTTTTAATTTACGATACATTGCAGCCGCACGAATGTTATTATACTGCATTCCTGTAGCTGTCTTTTGTCCCAAATCATTGAGTTTTTGCGCTATATCCTGCCATTCTTCTATGTTTTTAGGTTCTCCCTTATCTTTTATCCATTGATTTATAAAAGTCCAAAAGAACGCGTTATTTACATTTGCTTTTGCATTCTCTTTTCTTTTGTTCGCGGATTCGTTTCTTATTTCATTTAAAGACGTTTCTCTATTTGTTCCTGTATTTTTCCCCCAAAGATTATCCGTTCCGCCTATTGCTTCGTTTCTCGCTCTTTTTGCAGCAAGCCCGGCTTTTGTTCTTTGTCTTATGTTCTCAACCTCGATTTCAGCCGCTAAAGATAAGGCAAATAATAAGGCTTTTCCGCCTATTGATTTGTTTTCTATTACAGTACCGTCTTTGCATTGAATCAATGTTATATCTTTTTCTCCGGAATAACCAACAATTTGAAAGAGATCCGACATACTTCTACCTAAACGAGATAATTCTGATACATAAATAACAGAACCTTTATCACATGATTCTAATAACTCATGCAACTTTCTTTTTGTATGCTTGACTGTACCGGATATTTTTTCCTGTACAGTGTATAAATCACATGATTCATTTATCCGCCTCAAATATTGTCTTATACATTCAAATTGTTGTGCAAAATCTTGTTTATCGGTTGAACACCTTAAATATATTGCTTTCATTGATTTATTGTTTATACGGTTATTACAACTTGAACTTATTATTTGCACACCCGTGCGTCGCCGAACACCCGTGCATTGCCGGACACCCGTGCATTGCCGGACACACAAGCATCGCCGAACACCCTAGCGTCGCCGTACACCCACGCGTCGCCTAACACCTCCGCATTGCCGGACACCTGCGCAGTGCCGAACACCCGTGCGTCGCCGAACACCCGTGCATTGCCGGACACCCGTGCATTGCCGGACACACAAGCATTGCCGTACACCCTAGCGTCGCC